GAAGAATCAACTGAGGAAGAGACTACAGAGGAAGAAAGTACTGAAGAAGAATCTACTGAAGAAGCAGAAGAAAAAGAAGAATCTAAAGAAGAAACTGTAGTAGCTAAGAAAGAAACTAAAAAGAAAACATTAACTAAAAAACAAAAAGCAGATGCTAAGAAAAAGAAAATGAAAGAAATAATTAAAAATAAACTAAAAGCACTAGCAGTTGAAATGGGTAAAGCACAATCATTAAAAGACCAAGCGGCACTACAACAATTAATTGCGGCACTAATAAATTATGTGCCAGGGTTTAATGAATACGGTAAATATAATATACCAGGCATAAACTTTTATCAACCAGAATCTATATACCAAGATAAAAAAGTTCCAGAGAATCAACGTGGGTTGTTAAACGGACTTGCGAGTGAATTACTACATAAGAAAATGGTTGATATGCAATATGAGGGTATGGAATAATGAATTGTTTAGTGTTAGGTTTGGCTTTGTCTATGCATTTAGGATTAGTAAATGACTATAATCAAGTACATCCTTATGCTATGTGTGAAACAGATAATACTATTACCGGCGCATACTATAATAGTTTAGATAGAACAAGTTTAGTAGGAGCATATAAGTTAAATATAAGTGAAGATTTAGTATTAGATCTTGGAGTTGTTACTGGATATGATTATGATGTTGTACCAATGACAAGATTAAGATATAAAAACTTTTTTGTAATGCCAGCATTAGAAAATAATAGAGCTGGAGTTGTACTTGGATTACAATTTAATTTTAAAGAAAGAACAAACAAATGATTTACCCAAAGTGCGAAAATGGAGGAAAACTTTATGTTACGTCAAGTAGTCAAGTAAGACCTTGTTGTTGGATTGGTGAGTACGGAAAGATAAATCAAGATAAAAAATGGAATTTAAATTACAATAGTATAGAAGATATCCTAGAAGTACAATTAAAAGAATTCGTAAAGAACGTAAAAGAAAATACTAAAAATTGGGCACAGAAGGCTTGTTATGAACAATGTAATAAACCATTTACATCAGTTGACAATCCAATAGAAAACTGGGTAAAGGTTAAAAAATGAATACAGGAATGTCACTACATTTAGAAATGAGTAAAAGGTGTCTACTTGAATGCCCTAAATGCCCAAGAACTATTCGTAGAGGCACGTATACTATTGACGATTTAAATATTAACCATGCAAAAGAACTAGTACTTAAAACAAGACCAAGTGATGTTGTTATGTCTGGTAACTTGGGTGATCCTATATATCATCCAAACTTAATTGAATTTGTAAGATGGTTAAACTTAACCAATTACCCGTTTGCAATTCATACTAATGGATCAGGAAAGAAAGTATCTTGGTGGGAAAAGTTTTATGATTCATACAAAGAATACAATAAAAAACCAAATGGAAATAAATATAACAAAATTTGGTTCGGAATTGATGGACTAGAAGATACAGCTCACAAATATAGAGTTGGCATTAATTGGCAACAGTCATTTGATGCAATGTGTTTAGGTGTTAAAAAAGGTAAACAAGTTAATTGGCAATGGATCCCATTTAGTTTTAACGAACACCAGATAGATGAAGCTAGGAAACTAGCAAAAGACAATGGAATTAATCTTGTACTTAGATTAAGTGGAAGATGGACTTCTAAAGATGATCCATTAAGACCTTCCGCAAAATGGCTTCCCGAAGAAGTACATGACGGAAATAATAAGGAGATATAACATGGCTGAAATAGAATACAAAGGTCTAAAGGTAGGCGGAAGTAAACTATTATTAATAATTCCTTTACTAGGTATGATAAGTGGAGCTCTATGGGGAGGTTTTGAATTTTACAAAGACTACTCAAATATGAAAGATAAGATCGAACAGTATGTAGCACCAGACCTAAGTGGAATTAAAGCAGAACTAGCAGTAGTCAACACTAAACTTGACGAAGCACTAGATTATTCTAAAGATATTAAGAATGGTTTACGTGATGATATTGTTAGACTAGAACGTATTGTTGATCAAGTTGAAGATGATGTAAACAAAACTGAAGAAGATGTTCGTGTAGCTATCGATCTAGCTGACCAACGTTTTGAAAACAAACGTGATCAACTGTTAACTGATTACGAACAAAAAGCTGATAGTTTACGTACTAGTACTGATTTAAAACTTAAAGAACTTGAATCTAGACTTAATAAAAGATTACAAAGAGCATTAGATAATCCACTAGCTCAATAATTATTTAGGTTTAACTTTTGATTTAGGACATATTCTGTTACAGATAGTTATATTTTCAAAGTTATTCATAATCTTTTTAAACGCAACACCTGAGATAATTTCATCTCGGGTGTTTTCGTATATACTCAGTGACTTAACATCTTCATCTGTAATTCCTGCTTCTTTAAAGTTATTCTTTTGATCAACACGCATAAAACAACAAGGCAAATACAATCCTTCACTTGATATAAAGTTAGTATAATTTTCCATATTCATACATTGTGGAAAAACACTCTTAGTTTCAATAGCTTCTTTCTTAAATCTAATTGGCTGTTGAGCAAATTTGTTTAGTTGCCTTGCTTTAAGTTCTAATTCTTTTACCCCTGGCTTATTTTCTATATCAATAACTTTAGTAGTTTTGTCTTTTATTCTAAGATTATGTGCCTCAGGGTCTTTGTTTTCTATAATTTCTTTTATTTTAAATTGACTTGTTCTTGGTGTAATAGCAATTTTTAATCTAGTAATATGTTTTTGATATTGAAACTTTCCGTAATATGCGAGAGCTTCTTTTTCTTTCATATAAACATATTCTTCTAGTTTAGTTAAGTTCTTATCAAATTCTTCTTTATTAGCTAACATTTCTGGAGGAGCTCTATGAGTATGTACTACAACAAATTGAAAGAAGCCTAACTCTCTGGCAGTATCGTATGCAAGTTTCATATCTTCAAAACTTTGATTATATTTAAAAACAATGTATTTCCATCTAAGTCTAGCTCCATAACTTACTAAAGTTTCTACACCTATTTTGATACTAGGCCAGTCTGCATTCACTCTATATTTTGTAAAGTTTTCTGGAGTTCCATCTATACTAAAAACAATAAAATCTTGTTTGTTTACTAGCTTACCAATTGCCTCCCAATCTTCTTTTTTACGATAACTTCCGTTAGTGTCAAATATAAATCTACCGTTTGGTAGGCTTTTTATAGCTTTTATTACCTTAATTAATTGTGGATGATATAACGCATCTCCATACGCACCTGCTAATCTAAAGTCGTAAGCATTAGTGGAATGAAGAAACTCAATTAAATCATCTTCTTTTATATTACCATTGTCCCATTCTTTTCTACGATGTTGTTGGTATGTTCTAGGACAATTAGGACACTTAATGGTACACTTAGAAGTGAGTTCTAATTCTATTTTATTTGAGACCGGAAATTGATGTTGCATAAATATATTTATGTTAAGTATAACTTGACAAATCCAACACTACTGTATATAATAGAGTATAAATGAGCAGATTATTAATTATAACAGGACCTCAAGGTTCAGGTAACCATGTTTTCAGTAAATGTTTAGCAGTACATGAAGATGTATATGGCTGGAAAAGTCTACTGAACACGTATTGGGAAGGACATCACCATGAACCATTTGCTGATATGTGGCAAGATCCTGAACTGTTAAGAGAGTTTGATTGGACACAAAGTGAACATTTTGTTACTAGTGTTAGCTGTCCTTATTTTAAAGATCAGAAACCTCATTCTCCTGCTTATAAAGAATTTATTAAAATAGCAGAAGAGTATGTTGATGTAGTAGATGTTGGTATTATTGGTAGAGATCAAACTATACTAGAGTATCAACAAAACAGAATTAGAAAAGCTCATACAACACCAATAGCAAAAGAAAACTTTAAATGGTTGTTAGAAAAACAAAGATGTACATTTTTAAGTCAAGAACTATTGTATTTGTATAAGAGCAGTTACTTAGAACAAGTGGGTAGAGATTTAGATTGGCCTATTGCTTATTGGGATCCAGAAATAGATGAGATCCTAAAAGAAGATGCGAACAAAAAGTATATCAAACCAGCCGACGAACATTGGTTAGACTCTGAAGTATACAGAGCAGTTCGCGAAAGTTAGAGAGAATTATATGTTAGATGTTTTTATGTTAACCTTTGGAGAGCCAGAGGCAGATGATAATTTTGAAATATTAAAACAAAAAGCACCACACGCAAAACGCATAGATGGTATTGAAGGATTACTGAACGCACACAAAGCCTGTGCAGAAGAATCTAAAACAAGTTACTTCTATGTATGTGATGCTGATGCAGTTATACAAGAAAACTTTCAGTTTAAGTTTGAACCAAGCGACAGAAGAGAAGCATATCCTGGAGTTCCAGAAACTGAATGTGTATTTACATACAGAAGTCATAATCCTATTAATGATTTGATATATGGATATGGTGGACTTAAACTGTTTCCTAAAAAGAATTTATTAGCAGTAGAAGAATTTAAAGTTGATATGACTACAAGTATAGGAGCAAAGTTTGTTCCTAAATTTGAGATAAGCAATGTTACAGCATTCAATACTGATCCATTTAATACATGGCGTAGTGCATTCCGTGAATGTACAAAACTGTCAAGTAATATTATTGACCACAATAAACAAGTTGATGACGCATACAGGCTTGAGGTGTGGTGTACACGTGGAGACAATAGAAGGTATGGCGAATATGCTTTACTAGGCGCTCAGCAAGGTAAAGACTTTGGAGAGCATTATAAAAATAATACAGAAGCATTAAGAAAAATTAATGACTGGAAATGGTTAAAGGAGAAATTTAATGAAGTTATCTGAGTTTAAAGAACAGTATCACTGGATGAATGGATTAAGTGAATACTTTGAGTTCAATGGTACAGGTAGTAGATGGGAGAACGTTCATAAAGCTCTCTATCATGATAATTGGTATAGAAAACGTGATGTTATGATTGACCTAGCTAATATGCCTAATTCAAATCCTGCACACGTAAAGGCTTGGATGAATGTATTACTACACGAACAATTAGATGACGTAGAAATTAAACCACAGTTAGTTGCAACACTATTTAGAAAATATATGTTTGAAGATCCTTTCTTAGTAAACATATGTAAGTTTATTAACTATTGGGCAGATGGCGATAAGGCCGCAGAGATGCCAGATATGAATGACTTCTTAAGTAGAGGACAAGTAAAAAGTAAACTATGGCTAGTAAGTGAACTAGCAAAAGTAGTTGATGGTCCTATAGGTAACGTAGTATTCTATGGAGGCTGGTATAACTTTATCGCTCATATGTTATTCTCACAATTTGATGTTTCTAAAATATGGAGTTTAGACTTAGATCAAAATGTAATTGAACCAAGTAAAAGATTATATCCTAATGAAGTTAAAGAAGAAAAGTTTACTCCTATAACAACAGATGTAAACAAGATTAGATGGACTAATAAGAATATGTTAACTTATAGTGCTGATTTAGAAGCAAAGCATAAAGAAGCAGGCAAGTTACTTCCACAAGATATATATGATAATAGTTTTATTGATAGAGGTAAAGTACATCTAGTAATTAATACAAGTTGTGAACATATGGATAATACTTGGTATGAAAATTTACCAGCAGGTACATTTGTATTGTTGCATCAAAATGATTATTTCAGCAATGAGCAACACGTTAATTGTTGCAAAGATATAGAAGACGTTAAAAAGAAATATCCTATGCAAAGTATTTTATATGAGGGTGAGTTAGATACTCATTTATACAATAGGTTTATGTTAATTGGAATTAAATAGATGGATGCAGTATATATAGAATTTGTAATGGGTGAAGACATTGAACATATTGGAGAACAAGATGCTTGTTGTAAAATAGCATCAGAGCTAGGTGCTAAAGGATTAGTATATGGAACAGACTTTTGGTTTCATGATATAATCAGAAATGTAAAAGCAAAAGAAGTAGCAATAAGATTTGGATTTAGTGATAGACACGAAGCGATGTTACTAAAGTTATCTGGAGTACCTGGAGCAGTAAGTTTACATTGATGAAAGCAGAAATAAAATACTATACAGAAGACTTTACAAAACTTAAAGAACATTTTTCTACTTTAGATGCAGTAGCAAACATATCATCTTTGTTGACTGTTAAGGGATTTGAGTATGGTAAAGAAAATGATTATTGGTTGCAAGAAGTACACTTTGATAAAAGTGGAAGACAAGTATTAACTTTTAGATTCAGTGATCCGCAAAAAGCTATGATAGAAAGATTAAGAGGAATTTAATGGAAGACGATGAAGTTTGGGAACTTACAGTTGCAGAATTTGATAAACATCTAGATACATTAAAAACAAGAGAATTACAACGAGAAGCCGCACGAGCAATAAGTACAATGCCTGCAGATAATAAGTCAATTCATAAGTTTAACAAAGATGCACATCATAATAGTTGGATGTGGTATAAAGCAGTAATAAAACATTATGTATATGAGTATGGCGGTATGCCAAGTGAAGTAGGACCAGGAAAAGATGTTAAATTTGTATTGGACGAATAAATGAAATCAGAAGAAGTATCATTAGTAAATATTGTTTATCAATATGGAGCAGGCGGACAGTTTTTGAGTTACTTAATTTCCAGTAATTGTATTCCATGTATGGATAAAACAAAACTCAAACCATCAGTAACAACCGAAGACAATGAGTATCTTTACACTACATATCATCCATTTTTAAGTAGAACACACCCACAAAACATTAAAGATTATGAAAAATTGACACAGAATAAAATAATTGTTGTTACTTGTGATGATGACGAATCTAAGTATTGCAGTGACCTTGGGTTCTTTAAACACGACAAAACTATAATGAATGTTAGAAAACAAAAGCAAAACCACGCATTTTCTGCAGAACGAAAGCAAGATATTGATAATTTTTTAAAAACTTTGTACCCGCATCATAAGTATATAACTGTAAGCTATGGTGGGTTGTTTCTTAGACAAGACAAAGCAATAATTAAAAAGATGTTTAGTTTTTGTTGTATGGATCTAACACAAGAAACTTTAAACACAGTAGCAGAAAATATACGAGTATATACAGAAACAAACAAAAGAAAATTGGTAGAATTTGGAATTAATCTTAGTAAATATAACATACGTAGCTTATAGGCTAATAGTAACAGCTCACATCATTAAGTTTTTAATGAAGTTTATGCCATATAGTATTGCAGTACTAATTGGTGCTCAAGTAAGTTTCATATACGATAGTGGTTTATTTTCTGTATTATTTGGAGCGGAACAGTTTCCTCCAATAATGGAATGGGTATATGCCAATGCCGCATATACCGCAAGAGTAGGAATAGCCTGGGGTTTTATTAAGTGGTTATGGATGAAAACTGATAGATTCTATTTGTCAGTATTCATAGGCGCTGAAGCCACATTTATAGTTGATTATTTTATATTTGACAATCTTTATTAAAATAAATACTAAGAGAGATATCCTATGTACAATTACAAATCCATAAACGAAGTTCACCTCGAAGTGACCCAACGGTGTAATGCATCATGCCCTATGTGTGATCGTAATGTTAATGGTGGAGAAGTAAATCCACACATCAAAGGCAAAGAAGCAGAACTTACATTAGATCATTGTATTGATATATTCCCACACGATTTTATATCTCAATTACACACGATGTATATGTGTGGTAACTTGGGCGATCCTATTAGTGCTAGAGATACATTAGAAATATTTCAATGGTTCCGTGATTGTAATCCTAATATGTGGTTAAGTATGAATACTAATGCAGGTGCTAAGAAACCTGAATGGTGGGCAGAAGTAGCTAAAGTTATAGGCAAAAAAGGTTGTGTAATCTTTAGTGTGGATGGACTAGAAGAAACTAATCATTTATATAGACAAGGTGTTAAGTGGGAACACGTTGAACGTAATATGAAAGCATTTATTAATGCAGGTGGTAGAGCTAGATGGGATTATTTAATATTTGAACATAGCGAATGTGATGTAGAACGTGCAGAACAGTTAGCCAAAGAATGGGGCGTTGAAAAGTTTATCAAAAAGAAAACAGGCAGGTTCATTACTCAAGCAAGTAAACCAAAAGAAATGCATCAAGCACGTAATAGAAAAGGCGAACAGACAACAGTTTTAGCAAAGCCACAAAAGAAAGAACATCAAAATCTTGCTCTACTAAAACAAAAAGAGATAGAGAAAAGTTATGGTGGTATGATGAACTACTATAACCAAGCAAAAATAAAATGTAAAGTTGCTAGTGGAGATAAGAATAGTATCTTTGTCACGGCTGAAGGACTAATAATGCCTTGTTGTTGGACTGCAGGTCGTATGTACAAATGGTGGCATGAAGATCCTAAAGTAGAACAGATATGGGATTTTATAGATAGAGCTGGTGGCAAGGATGGAATCAATGCAAAGATACACGGCATTGAAGGAGTATTTGGTAGTGGCATTATGAATGATATACAACGTAGTTGGAAACTAGATAGTATTAAGAATGGTAAACTAGGAGTTTGCTCAATGAAGTGTGGCACAGAATTTGATCCATATGCGGAGCAATTTAAATAATGAATAGACCGTCTTGTATAGCACCTTGGGTAACAACATATGACCATACAGGTGGAGGCATACAAGTATGTTGTGAAGCAAATAAAATATTAATTCCTAATAAAGAAAAAAGACATATGTCTTTTGAAGAACGCTTTTCTCATCCAGAAATGGAAAAGTTTAAAAAGATTATGTTGAATTCAGATACACTTCCTCCTATGTGTAATAATTGTGTATCACAAGAACAAAAAGGTTCTAAATCATTAAGGCAAGAATTCAATGAAGATTATTTAGATGATACATGGCAAGAAGATAAATTTGTATTAAGGTATTTAGATTATAGAGAAAGTAACTTGTGTAATTTTAGTTGCAAAATGTGTGGTAGTTATTTAAGTAGTACTCATGCAAAAATAGAAGGTAAGCATGGTAAGACTGGAGTACTTAATAATGTACATCAATTACAACAATGTTTAGATAATTTACATACTGTAGAACACGTATCATTTGCAGGCGGAGAGCCATTAATGACTAAATCTTTCTTTGATATATGTAAAAAGATTAAACAATTAGGCAGAGAAAAAGACATCAGTATAAGCATGGTAACCAATGGAAGTGTACTGAACAGGCACGGTGAGAATGTGTTAGAAACAATTGATGGATTTGCTGATGTAGGATTATCAATTAGTATAGATTGTGTAGGTGAACAACATGATTACTGGAGACACAAAGGTACTTGGAATAAAGTTCTTTCTAACTTAAAAGAGTTTCATAAATTTAAATTATCTAATCCAAAGTCAGTACGTACAAAAATAAGAACAGCCATAAGTTGGCCAAATGCATATGGTGCTAGATACGTGTTTGATGACTTAGCTCAATATGTTGATAAGATGAGACATAACTTTGTTACCAACCCATATGGTTTGAGTATTGATTGTTTACCAAAAGAACACCTAGACAAACTAATAGAGCATTGGAAAGATTACCCAGAAGTACAAGTAGCATTTAAAAATGTTGTACCAAAAGATGTATATCTATACCCAACAAAATTTATGCTTGAAAGACATGATAGATATCACGGTAACTCATTTGAAAAAGCATTTCCAGAGTTTGCCGACTTCTATAAAAAAATAATACCAATAGAAGGCTTGACAAAGAACTTATAGTGTGTTACAATACACTTTAAACTGAAACTTTGAACATGGATTAATATGACTACTCACGCGATGATAGACTTAGAAACATTGGGCACAGGTCCTGATTGTGTAGTTCTAACTATAGGAGGTGTAAAGTTCAATCCTAATGAAATAAGTGATACCCACAATGAATTCTACTATCGATTTGATGTAGATGAACAATTAGCAAAAGGAAGAACAACATTAGACAGCACTATAGAGTGGTGGGGTAGGCAAGAAAAAAGTGTTAGAGATGAAGCACTTGGTGACGAAGGAAGAACGTCTGTACTAGAAGTCCTACAACATCTAAATAAATGGTGTGTTGGTGTTGATGTTATATGGTGCCAAGGACCTGCATTTGATATAGTTATACTAGAAAATATGTATCATCAGTACAAACATCATATACCTTGGGCATTTTGGAAAATAAGAGATAGTAGAACACTATTCAGTATTATGCCAAGTGATCCAAGAAAAGAAATAGAATTTGCGGCTCATAATGCTTTAGAAGACTGTAAAGTACAGGCATTATGTGTTCAAAAATCTATTGGTAAACTAAAACTTAAATTAAAATAGGTATAAGTCAATGTTTTTGTTGACATTTTCTAAATACTATTGTAATATGTTTATATTAATAACTCAAACAGGAGAAACTAAATGAGTCAGACTCGTGATATAGTGCAAGACATTGTTAAGCACACAGCCGGCTTAGGCTTTATTACTTCAGTGAAAGTAACAGGCACAGATGAATCAACTACATTAGATGCTATGGATGCTGATCGTACAGTAATCTTACAAGCAACAATGCATAATGCAGTTGATGAATTTAACGGCGAATTTGGTCTTGGAAACCTTGGATTTTTATCTGGTGTTACAGGACTACCTAACTATCAAACAGATGATGCTACAGTTGATGTAGTAACTCGTGAACGTAATGGAGTAACAGTTCCAGATCACTTATTGTTTAAAGACAAAGAAGGCAATACAGATCAATACAGATTTATGAGTAAAGAAATTATTGAACAGACCTTACAAACTGTTAAGTTCAAAGGCGTTGAGTGGGATGTAACATTTGCACCTACAAAAGCTAAAGTAAGTGAGCTTCAAGCAGTTGCAGGAATCTATGGTGGAATTGAACCTAACTTTACTGTTAAAACAGACAACGGTGATTTAATTCTTACAGTAGGTGCCGCTGATGGATCTTTTACAGGTAAACGTACATTTGCAAACAATGTAAATGGAGAAATTACAGAAGGTTATGCATGGCCATTAAACCAAGTGTTAGCAATTCTAAGACTAGGTATGAGTGGAACGTGTGTAATGAACATCAGTAAAAAAGGTGCATTAATGATTTCAGTTGATTCAGGCTTAGGCAAATACGACTACATCTTACCAGCATTAACTGTATAACTTTAACCTTATATAAAGGATAGTAAATGGCAAGTAACAAAAACCTTACAGAAAGTAATAAAGACTACTCAGTATTCTTGCCGAGCATTAGTAGTTTTTATTCTAAGTTTATTAGACAAGCACAGAAAAGACCAGACTTTGTTAAACCAGAGAGAATGCCTAAGGGCTTTGAGTTTGGCATAGACGGCTTTGATTTTCTAAAACCTAAAGACAATTATTATAGTTACAAGTGGGGTTTATACTCTGCAGGTCATGCCACTCGAGATCCAGTCAAAAGTGATGAGCAAGAACCTATGATTCAAAAACGTGATAGAGAACATAGTTTTATACTTGGTGATAGTGGTGGGTTTCAGATTGCTACAGGTGTAATCAAATGTGATTGGCCTAATTTTAAAACTGATGATGATCTACGTAAAACAATTTTAAATTGGTTAGAGCATACTGCAGATTATAGTATGGTATTAGATATTCCTACATTAGCGGCGGCTCCACCATTGAATGCTAAAACAGGATTGAAAGATTGGGTTGATTGTTTAGAATACACAATGTTTAATAACGATTACTTTGTACGTAATAGACAAGGTAAAACTAAATTCTTAAATGTATTACAAGGTAACAATGAGCAACAAGCTGATGATTGGTTTAGTGCAGTTAAACATTATCCATTTGAAGGTTGGGCAATGGCTGGTTACAATATGAAACAGTTGCATCTTGCTCTACGTAGACTTATTGTAATGCGAGATGAGAAACTGTTAGATCCAGGCAGAGATCTAATTCACTACTTGGGTACAAGTAAACTTAATTGGTCTTGTATCTTTACTGCAATACAACGTAACATTAGAGAAACTATTAATCCTAATATGATGGTTACGTATGATGCCGCTAGTCCTTTTATTACAACGGCTAAAGGACAAGCATACAGTCAACACGTTCATCGTAACGATAAGTTTAGTTATGTAATGGAACAAGCAGTTGACGATAAGAAATTTCAACATAGCAATATACCGTTTCCATTTAACAGTCCTATTGGCGAACGTATGACAATGGGTGACTTATGTTATATGGGTCCTGGTATGTTAAATAAAATTGGCAAAGAAGGCAAGACAAGTTGGGATAGTTTCTCATACTTCTTGTTAATGGCACACAATGTATATCAACACATTGAAGCTTGTCAACGTGCTAATACTCTAGCAGATATAGCCTGTACTAGATACAAGCCAAGTCACTTGGAATGGCGTAAAGTAAAACCTAAGCAAGAAGAATTTGACTTATGGGTTCCAAGAGATGTGATATATGTAACCGAGTTTATTGATAAGCTATTCAAAAGTGAAACACCAATGCAATTATTAGAAGAAGCAGAATCAATGCTTACACACTTTAGTGGTATGAAGTCTATCAAAACTTCACAGAGTGCATTTGATAGTTTATTTGATTCTGGAGATGATTTACAAGACGTTGATGACGGCGAGTATACTAGTGAACAGGTAGAGGCCGCAGAAGACTTCTTGAATAACTTGGAGGAAACAAATGGCTGATAAAGCAACATATCTAAATACATTAAAAAAGAAACATAGAGAACTTGACAAAAAAATTAATACATTATATAATCAGTATGTTAATGAAGATGTATTAAAAGAGTTAAAGTATCAAAAACTTGATTTGAAAATGCAAATTACAAGATTAGAAACACAATTAGCAGAGGCTTAATAAATGAAAAGAGACTATCACTCAAGCAACAAAAAAACTAACATACAAGAAGGTATAACATACTTTCAAGGTGTTGAAATTGAACATACACCTGCTTATGGCATGGATACTTTATTTGTTGTTGGTATGCAAGACCCTGAAGAAGTAAAAGGAATTGCAACAAGGAAAAACGTACAACATATATATCTAGGAGCAAATCAAAGTTTTGATTTATCTGATAACGAAGATATATTAAAAGAGGAAGAAGAAGCTTGGGATAATTTAGTTAAGACACTTTGCGAAGAAGGTTTTTGGGTAACATTAGATTTTGAACATGAATATTTAGAATGGATTCAAGAAGCAGGTTACACAGAACATAATAAATTTATACCAATGATTAGTGTTAAGGTTCCATACATTGAACAGTTGGGGTATAATGCTTGTATTAAAATTGACGATAAAGATTTTAATGCAACAAACAAAGGAGTATGGACTCACAAGGTTCATGACTTAATGGATCGCGATAGATTCACACAATGGGACCAATATAAATCAGATAAGATAATTGAATAGGAGAATCTTATGACAAAGAAAATACGTTTAATGGATGAAGAAGCGAAAGCTACTGAACCAGGAACTGTAAATCCAGATGCACCAGTTGATGAGGCTGTAGCAGATGATGTTTACAAAAAGCAATTAATGAAGTATCTAGAAGCAATTGACTGGAAACTTTGGGAAATGCTAAAATTAATGAAGGCAGACAGAGAAGAGAAAGAATAGTATGGCACTAGATGTGACGACAAGGCAAATTTGGGTAACATTTCAAAAGGAAGGTGTACATTTGTATCCTGCCGCAAAAGATGACCCAGCATTAGCAACAGGTGATGAATATGATGTTAGCTTTTTAGGCTATGCACACAGACATATTTTTCACTTTAGAGTGGCAATTGATGTATTCCATGATGACAGAGATATTGAATTTATTCAATTCAAACGTTGGTTGGAATCATTATATGCTAAAGATGGAGTCCTAGAACTTAATCACAGAAGTTGTGAAATGATTGGTGAAGAATTAGCTAATCAGATTCATAATAGGTATCCAAATAGATCAATAACAATAAGTGTTGCAGAAGATAATGAAAATGGTGCAACAATGACTTTTAACCCTGTAACTAAAGGATAGACAATGTCTACAGATAATAAAAACGTTGAAGTGAAGAAAGACTTCGTAAAACGTGAACGCAAAGAAGAAAGTGTTGCGGTTCGTTACTTTAGAATGAGTGGGTTCTATAATATCAATGATATTAAATATGACCTACTTAAGATTATACAACCATATGATGGTTATATGTATAATGAAAAAGAAACTAATCAATTGATTAGTGTATTCAACTCCTACTTGGGAGATCTACGAGAAGCTAGGAAGATTTTTAGTTTTGAAATTGTTCCTACTGAAAAAGAGAATGCAATTACATTTGACATTCAAATTAAAATGCAGAGAGATCGCAGTCCTAAAAAACTTAAGATCCACGTAGGTAAACTTTGGATTCAACCAGAGCATGAAGCTTCAAATGATAATGAAGCGGAGGAGGCGAAAGCTGATGCGTAAATTATTTTATATGGGTTTAGAACCGTATGAAGGAAGATACACTCTACAATTACAAGAGTGGAGTGAAAGAGTATTTAAAAAGAACAATATAGATTATGTAATTGTTCCTGGTACTACTATTGATAATACAAAGTCTATTAGTGTTGGTCAAGTGTTAGATGCACACGGTAGAAGTTATTTTGGTATGAGCCAGCTTATGAATCTAGTACAGATGATGCGTAATGGAGAAGTGACAGCAGAAGATGCAGTTTTCTTTGAAGATATGTTTCAACCAGGTATTGAAAGTTTGCCATATATTATGTGTCAAATTCCAGAAGCACAACGACCTAAGATCTTCTTACGTTGTTTAGCACAGGCTGTTGATCCAGATGACTTTGTTCATGTATGGGGTATGGGCAAATGGATGGGCTTGTATGAAAAAATGTGTAATGAAATTCCTAACGTTCATATACTAGCAACAAATGAAGAAATGGTTGCTCATATGAGAATTGCAGGTTGGGAGGCACCAATTTATAATATATCAGGTTTAAGTTTTGGTAAAGAAGAAGTACTAGAAAGAGTAAACAATAAAGTTAAGCCATGGGCAGAACGTAGTAATAGAGTTGTATTTGCGGCAAGGTTTGATCAAGAGAAACAACCAGATTTCTTTATGGATGTCATTGAAATGGTCCATGAAAAAACTAGAAACTTTGATAGAGAAACGTTAACAGATAGAATTGATCCTGTAGAATTTGCAGTATTAAGTGGAGGTCCATTAAGAAGCAACAATGAAAAGTATTTGAAACGTGCTTTAGAAATGGAAGAAAAAGGTCAATTAAAAATATATAAAGACTTGCAAAAAAACGATTATTATAATATAGTAAATGATAGTAAAGTTTTATTTAATTGTGCATTACAAGATTGGGTAAGCAATACAGTAAGTGAAGCAGACACATTAGGTTGTAACGTAGTGTATCCTGCTTATAGAAGCTTTCCTGAAACGTTTGCAAATGATTATAGTAGGCTTTATACTCCTTGGAGTAAAGAAGATGCAGTTGCTAAGATTATGGCTGGATTAGAAAAGCCAAGTGAGGATATGGGTAAATTAAGTGATTGGACTAATGGAACTATTGACCGTATGATTCATATTATGCAAGGTGATTATAGAGCTAATAAGTGGTTACGTAGTGGAAATAGATATAGAGATCACGTAGCGGAGGCAAAGTATTAAATGGCAAAAGTATTAGTAACAGGAGCAAATGGTTATATAGGTGCTCAAACTTGTAAACAATTAACAAAAGATAATCATCACGTAGTAGCAGTTGATCGTAATCCTATAAGACATGAATACTATAATGATTTCTTTGAAGGTAGTTATACAGATCCTGCTATTCTAGCATTTTTAAAAGGTGTAGATTGTGTAGTACATATTGGTGCAACAAGTTTAGTTGGACCTAGTGTACTTGATCCTGCATCTTATTATTTTAATAATGTAACTGGTACTCTAGTATTACTAGATGCTTGTAAAACTGTAGGTATTAACAGATTTGTATTTGCAAGTAGTGCGGCAGTTTATGGAGAACCAGAAGAAGAATATTGTACAGAAACAGATGAAGTAAAACCAGTTAATCCATATGGCTGGAGTAAACGTATGACAGAAGTTATGTTAAAAGACTTTGCTAGAGCTTATAGTTTATCTAGTGTAAGTTTACGTTTCTTTAATGTAGCTGGTGCAGATAGTGATTGTGAGTTAGGACAAGAAAAAGATGGAACTCATATAATTGCTAAACTTATGGAAATGACTATGGACGGCAAAGATTTTACACTTAATGGTGATGACTTTAAAACACCAGATGGAACTTGCATAAGAGATTATGTTCATGTAGAAGATGTTGCTAGTGGAATAGTAAAAGCAGTAGAATTTACAAAGAGCAATATAGGTGCTCATGTATTTAATTTAGGTGATGGTAAAGGTTACAGTAATAAAGAAATTGTAAAAGCAGTAGAAGATAATACTCCTTTAAAACCTAACGTAAAGTTTGGACCAGCAAGAGCAGGAGACCCTGCCAAGCTAGTAGCAAATGATTTTATTACCAGTAGTGTGTTAGGTTGGAAACCTGAATATGATTTAAATCATATTGTAAAGACTGCATACGATTGGTATCAAAAAAAAGAGGTCAAGCACTCAGCAGACATCCTCGTCTTTAACTCGGAGAAAAAGAAATGACAATAAGAGACACAATTAAAAAACGACTAGAAGAAAACAATGTTAGATATTGGGCTAATGATAATATTAGCAAATACATTGATGCAGATGAAAAACAACAATTAATTGATGAAGCAGTACCTGCTTTTGAAAATGTACTACAAAGTTTATTGATAGATACAAAAACAGATCCTAACAGTATGGATACCGCAAGGCGTATGGCTAAGATGTATATCAATGAGATTATGTCTGGCAGATATAATGAAATGCCTAATCCTAGTGCTTTTCCTAACTACATTGAAAATGGTTATGAAGGTATGCTAGTTGTGAGAAGTGAACTTACAAGTCTATGTTCGCATCACCATCAAACAGTAAAAGGTGTAGCATATATTGGTATCCTTGCAGGACCTAAACTATTAGGGTTATCTAAATATACACGTATCGCTCAATGGTGTGCAAGACGTGGAACACTACAAGAAGATCTAAATGTTATGATTGCAAACACTATTCAGGAAACAACAGGTAGTGATGATGTAGGTGTTTATGTACAAGCAACACATGGTTGTTGTGAGAACAGAGGTATCCAAGCACATAGCAGTTTAACACAAACTACAGTATTACGTGGTGTATTCAAAACAGATCCTAACGTTAAAAAAGAATTTATTGATAACGTAAAATTACAACAACAATTTGCACAAGGAAAATAGACTCATGATTGATAAGGTTTATTATACTTGGAAAGATATTGAGCATATGATTGTTACTATTAACAATCTTATGTTTGCAGATAATTGGCGACCTGATTATATTGTAGGCATGACCCGTGGTGGTTTAGTACCGGCAGTTATGATGTCTAATTCAACAGGCATAAAAATGTATGCTCTTGATGTTAGATTCAGAGATGTTACTAAAGACAACAATCCTGAAAGCAATAAGAAAATGGCCGCAGATGCTTATGCTGGCAAAAACATTCTAATACTTGATGATATAAATGATAGTGGTCGCACATTTCAATGGATAAAAGATGATTGGAATATTAAGTGGGGTACTAACGTAAGAACTGCCGCTCTAGTTGATAATGGATCTAGCAATTTTGGAGAAGTAGATTACACAGCCTTGGAAATTAACAAGATGGAAAAAGACGTCTGGGTTGTATTTCCTTGGGAAGGAGAAAGGGACTATGGCAACATATGATATTGAAGTTACTGGTTCTGGCGGTGAGATTACAATAGGAAGTATATCCCAAGAATCATACGAGTATTGGGAATCGCAAACAGACGAAGCATTAACTTCTCATTTATTTGACAGTTCAAGTGATATTCCCGAAGACGATGAAAGATATATAGGAAACTTTGAAGATAGTGGAGATATAGTTCATACTTATGGAGTAAACTTAGATGATTGTAAAATTGTAGTAAAAGATGAAGATGGACAAGAAATATATACTACATTAACTCCAACAATAACAAGAAATCACATTGTTGATCATAATACATTAGACCCAGGATTCTACTTAAAATCACTTACATATGAAAAAGGTATGTTTTTTCAAGCTGAAATAGACACTGACAAATTTAACAAAGATCTACTTAAATTCTATGCTAAAAGCATAGATAATGATGCTATAATTTATGGCATAGAGTATGATAATAAAGAGCTAGAAACTGACACAGGAACTACAAAAGTACGACAAACAGGGCAAAGTTTGTACGAAATTTTATAAAACCCTTGATTTTATTAGACTTTTAACCAAGACATTTCGGTTGACATTCTTGGTATTCTTTGTTATTATATATGTATTGATAAACTAAAACAGTCAGGAGACTATAATGAAAAAGCTAATTGCAGTTGCATTACTAGTAGTAGGATTAACTACTTCAGCAAATGCGTCATCTTTTAAAAGTTATTACGATTATGCATCAGGCCTAAATAGCGGATTGCAGATCAGTTTTTCCACTTCAATGATTAAGGCCTATGAACGAAGTAACAAAACATATGGCAATTTAATTACAAAATACGATCATATGTTTGGAAAATATTCTTGGTTCCAAAATATGAAATCAAGGTACAAATTTCAACAAGCAGAAATAGTTAAGTATCAAGCCTTAATTAATAATAAAGAAGCATTAGTTACTCTAGTTAAAACTGAAACTAAAGTTACTAATGGTGTTATTGTTACTAAAGGTGATACTATAGTTGCAAGTGAAAGTTCAGCAGTAGTAGAAGAAAGAACAGGTAATACTGTTAAAGAGTATGCAGTTGTTACTAAGATATATTCTACTCCTGTTAAAAAACAACACTGGCAAAATACACAAACTATTAAACATTACAGTGACGGATCAATGGGTTCTACTAGTGATGTTAAAACAATCAAAATTGACAATACTACTGAAACTGAAACAAAAGTTGAAAAAGAACTTATCAGAGAATATGCAGTAGTAATAGAACAACCAATAGAAGATACAGTAGTTGTTACTCTAACTGAAGCTGAATATCTTGCTAGAGATGATGTATCTTTATATGATACACAAACTTACAAAGATGCAGTTTGGAATATGAATAGCAGAATTAACGAATGGTATACTACTGAAATTCTTTCTAAGAACTATGGTAACCATTTAGAAGTAATTGGTGCACCGGCGGCGTGGAGTAGAGGATATACAGGTAAAGATAGTATTATTGCTATTCTTGATACTGGTATTGATTTAGACCATAGCGAGTTTGAAAATAAAATTATAGATGCAAAATGTTTTACAAGTACTTGTAAAGCAGGACACGAAACTATACAAGATGAAAATAGATACTCGCACGGAACACACGTTGCAGGTATTGCGGCCGCTAATTTAGATGGCAATGGTACTACAGGTGTTGCTCCTGATGCAAGTTTATTAATTGCTAAAACAGCCTGGAATTTTGGTATGTTTGATTTTAGTACTGCCGACGAAGCTATTGCTTGGTCAGTACAAAATGGTGCTGATGTAATCAATATAAGTGCAAACTATAACTTTGATAGAACTTATATGAACAGTACTACAGAAGTATCGCCAGGTATGTATTTTGCAAATGATACACGAGGTAGAAATGGTATTACATATGACAAGTATGGATATGCGGCCTTATACAGTAGTGATATATATTACAAAAATATTGTAGAAGCTATGAAAGGACATGAAGCAGTTCTTGTATTAGCGGCTGGTAATCAAAATGCTGACTATGCCGGACAGCCTAGTAAACTTGCATTTGAAGATGGTGTAGGTGACAGGGTAATGATTGTTGGTTCATGGGATACACGAACTAATAAAATGGCACATGGTAGTAACAGAGCAGGTACTATATGTTATGACTTTAACTCAATTACAAATACTTGTAATTCAGATGATAAAGTTAGTGATCACTATTTGATCGCTCCTGGTAGATATATTGCGGCTCCTGATGCTAATGGTGAATATAGAACTAATAGTGGTACATCGATGGCGGCTCCTCAGGTTAGTGGTGCAGTTGCTATCATACATCAAATGTGGCCACATATGAAAGGTTCTAATATTAAGAAACTATTGCTAACGACAGCAGATAAAACAATAGCAAACTATGATGTAAATGTTCACGGACAAGGATTGTTAGATCTAGATGCGGCAACACTTCCACAAGGTGTTGTAGGAATTCCTACAACAGGTAGAGCAGATGGAAATACAGTAAGTGTTGATGGAACTATTGCATTTAGTGGCGGTGCTAATATTTCAGCTTTTAATGAAATTATGGTATTAGACGAGTACGATAGAGATTATTATTTCAACGGAAATAATGTCGTACAAGTAAATGATACTAGAACTACTAGTGCTATATTGAATACTAAAGCAGGATTTAACACAAACTATTATGCAGGTTATACTGGCGGACACTTTTTACCAGTTGCACATAATACAATGTTAAGTGTAAATGAAAATGCTAGTCAATATGGAATTGCTACAAACATAAATAAGTTTACAATAGGTTATATTACAGAAGATAAAAGCTTCTTAGGTAATATTGCTGATAGTCCTCTTATGAGAGTTAACGGTTCACAAACTACATACTTAGGTTATAACAATAATCTTGATGTAGGAAATGGCGTTAACGTGTTTGGTAGTGCAACAGTAGGTTTCACTAATCTAAACGTTGATAAAAGCTCAATGCTTAAAAGTGCAGATATGATGTTATCAAATAGTGCTACAATAGGTGTTAAACGTACAATAGACACCCATAGCTTCGGGTTTACAACAAGTATGCCAGTTGCTATAGTAGATGGCGATGCCAAGTTTAATATGCCTTCTACAGTAAGTGCTAATGGTGATATTGAGAATAGCGACATAAACAGTTCGTTAAAATCACAAAATAGAGAGATAGACTTTGGTGTGTTCTACAATGTAGGACTTACTGAAAATAGTACAATCTCAAGTTTTGCAGAAATGAGAACAAACTATGCAGGTACCGAAGACGATACTGTTGAACTAGGTATTAACTATAGGATTACATTTTAATGTCAGTTAAACCATACAAAAGAGGCAAACTAGAGGTCATCGCAGGCCCTATGTTTGCCGGTAAGAGCAGTGAGCTTCTAAAGCGATTGCTCTTTATTGAACACGGTGGACACAAAGTATTAGTGCTAAAGCCTGTTATTGATGATAGATATGATAGCAATTTTATTGTTACACACAATCAACTAAAACATCCAGCAGTAGCAGTTATAGATTTGGAGTTAGTCAAAGATAACTATACAATTAAACCTTATAACTTTCATACAGTATTCATTGACGAAGTACAGTTTTTTGATACGGCAGAAACTATGTGGTTTATTGAAGAAGGATTAAGAGAAGGTGTTAACTTTGTATGTGCAGGATTAGATCAAGACAGTAGAGGTGTTCCTTTTGAAACTACATCAAGATGTTTGGCACTAGCAGATGAAGTTATTAAGATCAAAGCATTCTGTACTATATGTGGTTTAGATGCTGGTAAAACTCAAAGACTAAGAGCCACTAAACTTTCTGATAGAGTAAAAGTAGGTGGTGCAGAAACTTATGAACCAAGGTGCAACGAACATTGGGAGGCAAAGTAAATGGCAAAGCAATATGCAATAAAAGTTGAACTTGCTCCTAACGATTGGATTTACATAACAAAAAGCGATAGCAAACATTGTTGGGATCTTGTTCCAGAAACTTATAAGTCTAAATTAGATGCAGAAAAAGCCGCAGGTATATGGCGTAAAAAATCAACTAGAAACAATGTAAAGGTAGTGAACTATGAAAATTAATATTGGAACTCATCCTAACCCATATAGTATTCTTTACAAGATGGGTATTAATACTGAGCAAAAGATATCTGTAAAGATTAACAAATGGGATACTTGGAATATGGATGTAACACTAGCACATATTATTCATCCTATGCTAGTTCAATTAAAAGAAACAAAAAATACACATCCACCAAAGTTAACAGAACAAGAATGGGATAGTATATTAGATGATATGATATTTGCTTTTAAATCTAAAACTATTGATTGGGAAAGTGAGTTTACTTCAGGTGAATGGGATATGAAATTAGTTGATAAGATTGAACCAGGACTTGCAGAATTAACAGAAGGTCCTAATCATACATATAAAGTTGATACAAAAGGAATGAAAAATTATCAAAAAAGAATAGCAAAAGGCTTTACACTATTTGGAAAATACTATAACCATCTATGGGATTAATTAGAAGAGGAACAATGAATTGGCAGATTACAGTGAACCAGAAAGATATTATGATTGGATGCTATGGAAAATGCGACAAGAAGAAAGTATTGCCAACAAGTATCCAGATGGATATAGCACAGACTGGAGACAATACGAAATGAAATTTGAAGAACAAGTAGTTAAATCAGATCTAAATAAAGAGAAAGAACTATTTTGCATAACCGCAGAAGAATGTGGTGAGTTAGTTCAAGTATGTATGAAAATTGCTAGATGGGGTGTAGATAAGAAAAAGATGCAGGACCTTATTGAAGAAGTTGGCGATGTTGCTTTAATGCTTGACTTGATAGTAGATGCAGGGTTTATTACTAAAGATGAAATTAATGCACGTAAACAAGTTAAAAAACTTAAATTAAAAAAGTACAGTAGTTTACACGGATACAAGTATGAAGGATAAAAAGTTATTTTTAGTTTGGCATGATTCGGGTTGGCCCGGCACTTGGTTGTTATGGTTTATCAATCAACATACAAACTTTCCTAAATTTAAAGGAAGGTATCTATATAGTCCAGTCGCCGGCGCCGCAGGATCAAAGTACGAATTTGATTTGCCATTACATTATAGTTGTGATGGAGTAAGTTGGCATCTAGAAACTAAAATGCCAACTGATCGTAATTTTTTACCTCCAAAAGTAAAAGACAAATTTAATAATAAGACTGTAACATTAGAACAACATAGAAAATACTTTATGACAGATAAGCATGATGAATCTTTTACAAGCATTGCATTAAAACTATCAGCACAACATAATCCACACAAAGCTCGTACTTGGCAAATTAATTCAGACATCGCAAAAGAATGTAAAGTATATAAAAATATTATGATGATCTCAGGAGATTACGAATGGTTAATTGGTAGAAGAATGTATGACTTAACTTTAGATGATAGTGCAAAAGTAAGAAGAGAAAAATTAAAATCAACTTATGTTAAGATGATTGATATGAAAAATGTTACTACAAACTTTCCATATCTAGCAGAAAATGCTCCAAACTATATTGTGAACATAGGCAGGCTATTAAACGAAAGTCAAGGTGAGTACGACAATCTAGTAAGAGCATTAGAAACTGAACCAAGAGAAGATTGGAAAAAGCTAGTAAAAACTGGAACAGTAACATTTCAAAAATATTTAAAGGATAGATAATTGAAGACATATAAGATAGCAGTATTTGGTTGTGGGTTTGTAGGAGGAACAGTTGCTGACTTTTTAGAGCAAGGCGGAGTAGAAGTAACTAGAGTTGATCCTAAACTATACCCAGACACAGATCCAACAGAAGCAATAATGAATACAGATGGTATAATTATTTGTGTACCAACTCCAAGTATGGAAAATGGTTCATGTGATGATAAACATATTAAAGAAGTATTGGAACTATGTGATTACAGAACTAAAGTATTATTAAAGAGTACAGTAACATCAGACTTATTAAGTAGCTATGTACCTAACGTAGTATATAATCCAGAGTTTTTACGAGAAGCAAGTGCTAAAGAAGATTTTGCAAATCAACACACACAAATATTTGGCCATCATAACAATGCATATGATGATGCCGTTTGGTGGGCAGATTTGTTTAATGAAATTCATTCTAAACCTATTGCTACAGAATTTACCAATAGAGAGACAGCTAGTATGATAAAATATGTCCATAATGCTTGGTTAGCCACAAAAGTAGCATGGTTTCATGAACTATATGATACAATGCAACCTGAGGTAAACTATGGCACTTTATCTAGTGTACTAGGTAAATTTTCTACTATAGGATCGACACATATGCTTGTGCCAAACTCTCAAGGAACCCTAGGATATAGTGGGTCTTGTTTTCCTAAAGATCTAAAAGCATTGACAAATATCCTAAATCATAGTATAATAAAGAACGTTGTTAAGGTAAATGAAACCCTATTAATCAAGGAGGTTACAAATGGGAAAAACAATAACTAGTATTGTAACATTAACAGTTGCAATAATTTTAACATATGCTTCAACTGCTAGTGCAGGTGGATTTACATCTGATCCTGTAAAAACAGATAGGGCATACATCAAAGATCATTATATCACTAAAACAATTAGAACACCTAATCCATCTACACAAACTTGTAGAGAAGTTGATGTTCCAATATATGGAAACACAGGTGGTAATACAGATGGTGCAGAAATACTAGGTGCTATCATTGGTGGAGTAATTGGATCTAAAATTGGAAGTGGCGATGGTAGTAAAGTTGCAACAGGTGTTGGTGCTATAATTGGTTCTAAGATTGGTAAAAATAATGCTCAAACTAATAACAATAATATTGTTGGTTATAAGAGACAAACAATCTGTGAAACTAATACAACATATAACACAGTTCAACAAAACGTATATAGCCACAGTACAATTAGATTTACTGATCAAAACGGTAAAGTTTTTGAACTTACATTTCAAAGACAATAACTCAAAATTTATAAAAAGATCCGTGGTGCCTACAATTACGGATCTTTTCTTAGTATTTAAACAGAAGGAATATAAATAGTATGGAAGAGAAAAAGTATTACTACTCAGAAATATTTCATTCTATACAAGGTGAAGGACATTATACAGGAGTACCAACTGCCTGGATAAGATTCTTTTTATGTAACTTACAATGTAGTGGGTTTGGGCAGATTGATCCTACAAATCCTGAAACATATGATTTACCATTTGAAGACTTTGATGTATCAAGTGTAAAGAGAGTTGAAGACTTGCCTGTATGGGAAAAAGGTTGTGATAGTAGTTACACGTGGGCCAAGAAGTTTAAAAGTCTTATGGGTCAAGAAACTCCTTCTGTATTAGCAAATAAAATTGTAGACATAATGAAAAATGAAAGTAACCCTGATGGATTGTTTTTACATCCTGTTACAGGGCAAAGACAGCATTTATGTATTACAGGCGGAGAGCCATTAATGGCAACAGGGCAAATGGCTACAGTAGGAATATATGAAGAACTTGAAAGACAAAATAACTTACCAGAGTCAATGACATTTGAAACAAATGGTACACAAAAACTCAGAGAACCATTTATGGAATGGGTTAAGAGAATTGATACAGAAATATTTTTTAGTTGTAGTCCTAAACTATTTACAGTATCAGGAGAAGCTCCTGGTAAAGCAATTAAGCCTGAAGTAGTTGCAGAGTACAGAAAACTATCTAGTAAAGGGCAATTAAAATTTGTAGTAGGTCCTAAAGATAGAGAGTGGGATGAGATGGAATCAGTAATTAAACAGTTTAAAGATGCAGGTGTTGACTGGCCCGTATGGGTTATGCCAACAGGTGCTAGAGAAGAAGAGCAGACTGCAGGTGCAGGTAAAGTTGCAGAAAAAGCATTTAAACGTGGGTACAATGTTGCGGCAAGAGTACACGTTTACTTGTTTGGTAATGCTATAGGAACATAATGGAATATAAAAAGAAATTGGATGACAAGATAAAAGAACTTAACTCTACAAGGGTATTTAAAAAAGTTACACCAAAGGGTGATTTATCTTGGTATGTAAAATGGACAGCAAGTATATTAATTCTTTTTGCAACCGTTGCTAGAGCAACAGGTACTGTACCACAAGTTGATTTATGGTTTGGATTATTTGGAACTATGGGTTGGTTTTGGGTTGGAATGCTTTGGCATGATAGGGCTCTTATCATGCTTAATGGGGTATTAGTAACATTAATTATAATGGGACTTGTGAAATATTATTTTGGAGTAGCATAATGGCTTACAGTAAAAAAGTTATGGATCATTACAATAATCCACGTAATGTAGGTAAGATGGATAAAGAAGATCCTAAGGTAGGAACAGGAATGGTAGGTGCTCCTGCTTGTGGTGATGTAATGCAGTTACAAATTAAAGTAGAAGGCGAAGTTATAGAAGATGCTTGTTTTAAAACATACGGTTGTGGAAGTGCGATTGCTAGTAGCAGTCTTGTAACAGAAATGATTAAAGGTATGACACTAGGAGAAGCAAAGGCAGTTAAAAATATGGACATAGTAGATGAACTATCATTACCTCCAGTTAAAATTCATTGTAGTGTATTGGCGGAAGATGCTATTAAGTCAGCAGTAAAGAATTATCAGAACAAAAATAGAATGCATAGATAATGGCAAGTATATCAGAATGGGCAGAGAACTTAGATCTCATAGAAGATGGTACAGAAAAACTAACGTATCTAGTTGAGTTAGCTAGAAAAGAAACTAGCCTACCACCAGAACTAAGAACAGAAGATCGTTTAATAGGTGGATGTATGTCAAAGATATGGGTTGATGTAGGAATTGTAGAAGATAAAGTAAAAGTTTACTACGACAGTGATGCAATGATCACTAAAGGAATAACAAGTATTGTATGTGATTGTTTTTCAGATAAAACAGTTGCTGATGCTAAGAAAATTAAACTAGAAGACTTTGAAAAGTTAAACATTCAACAGTTGTTAACACCACAAAGAAGAAATGGGTTAGGTAGTTTAATTGGGACAATAATAAAAAGGATAGAATCGATATGACAAAGATAGGTAATTACGTATTCACTAGCGAAAGTGTTAGTGACGGGCACCCAGACAAAGTAGCAGATCAAATTAGTGATGCTCTAGTTGATGCGGGTCTAAAGAATGGCGATGATACCACAAGAGTAGCAGTTGAAACTCTTGTAACAACAAATCTTGTAACCGTTGCAGGTGAAGTTAAAAACTTTAATGTAACAAAAGAAGAAGTAGAACAAATTGTAAGAAACAAAGTAAAAGAAATAGGCTATGAACAAGATGGATTTCATTGGGATAAATTAAAAGTCTACAATGAAATACATTCACAGAGTGCAGATATTGGATTAGGTACAGACGACTTTGGTGCAGGAGATCAAGGTATTATGTTTGGTTATGCTTGTAATGAGAATGAATCATACTTACCAGCACCAATACATTATTCACACGAGATTCTTAAACAATTAAAAACACAAAGACAACACGTATTAGGTCCTGATAGTAAATCACAAGTAAGTATTGAATACGTAGGTGGTATACCCAAAAGAGTAGATCAAGTTATTATCAGTAGTCAACATGGCGAAGGACAAATTCAACAAGCAAGAAATATATGTAAGTTAGCAGGAATGACAGTATTGGAAGGTTTATATGATGAAAATACTACATGGCATCTTAATCCAACCGGTAACTTTGTTATCGGCGGTCCTGACGGTGATACTGGCCTTACAGGCAGAAAGATTATCGTTGATACATATGGGGGCTTTGCTCCTCACGGTGGTGGCGCTTTTAGCGGAAAGGACCCTACGAAAGTAGATAGAAGTGCGGCATATATGGCACGTTGGTTAGCAAAAAACGTTGTAGCAGACAATATGGCTGATTGGTGTAGTATCCAATTAAGTTATGCTATTGGTATTAAAGAACCAACAAGTATATACGTTGATAGTAATGGACATAACAAAAGTATTGAAAAGTTTATTAAAGAAAATATTGACCTAACACCAAAAGGAATCATTGACAAATTCGATTTATTCAAGTATTATATGTATAGTAAGAATTGTACATTTGGACATTTTGGAAATAAAGATGTACCGTGGGAGAAAATAGGATGGTAAAAGTAAATATATTATGGGCGTCAATGTTTGGAACCGCAGAAGATGTTGCAATTGACGTACACGAAAAAGTAAAAGATAAAGGCGTAGAAATATTTGAAATGAATGATGTTTCAATGGAAGACTTCCAAGCAATGGAAAACGTTGTATTTGTTTCTAGTAGCACAGGACAAGGTGATGTACCTACTAATGGTGAAAACTTTTATAGTGAACTAGAAAAAGCAGAACTTGATCTAAGTAAAACAAAATATGCAGTATGTGCATTAGGTGATAGTTCTCATACAAATTTCTGTGGTGCAGGTAAAAAGATAGATGCACGAATGGAAGCACTCGGAGCAACACGAATAGCAGATAGGCTTGAGTGTGATGGCGACGATGAAGGTGCTAGAGAATATTCAGAAGATTCAATAGCAAAACTTATAGGATGATAAATGTTTAAAAAACTAAAAAATCTAATGTCAGGTAGTAGCAATAGACAGCAAATAATGTCTGACAAAGAAAAAGCAACAGCCGAAGGCAAACCTTTTGTAAAAGTAATTGATGTTAAGTTTGATGAAAAGAATCCAGGAGATGGATACTTTGAGTTAGAATGGAACAAACACTTTGTAACTAAATTAGAAGAAGCAGGTTATAGTGGCAAAGATGAAAATGAAACAGTCGATGCATGGTTTACTACACTATGCAGAGGAATTGCAGAAGATGAATCTACGTCGTAGATTCTATAAACTTAAATTATAAGGAATAAAATGTTGAGTTATATTTTAGTTGATGCCGCTAATATGTTTTTTAGAGCAAGGCACGTTGTAAGAGGAAGTGATATGAAAACTAAGATTGGTATGTCATATCATATTATTTTTAATAGTATTAACAAGGTGTGGCGTGAGCAACAAGGCACACACGTTGTATTATGCTTAGAAGGACGTAGCTGGCGTAAAGACGCATACGAGCCTTATAAACGTAACAGAGCTGAAGCAAGGTCTGCTTTAACAGATCAAGAGAAAACTGAAGACGAAGAGTTTTGGCAAGCATTTGATGAACTGCAACAGTTCTTTAAAGACAAAACAAATTGTACAGTATTACAAAACAAAGAGTGCGAAGCAGATGACTTTATTGCACGTTGGATTCACAATCACCCTAATGATAAACATTGTATAGTAAGTAGCGATAGTGACTTCTATCAGCTTATTAAAGAGAATGTAACACAATACAATGGTATCATGGGACAATTAATTACTATAGATGGCATATTTGATGATAGTGGTAAAGCTATTATTGATAAGAAAACTAAAGAACCTAAGTTACTAGGAGACCCAGAATACTTATTATTTGAGAAGTGTATACGAGGTGATACTAGTGATAATATCTTTAGTGCATTTCCTGGTGCTCGTAAAAAAGGTACTAAGAATAAAGTAGGTATGCTAGAAGCCTTTGCTGATAAAGGTGCAAAAGGCTTTAATTGGAATAACTTTATGTTACAACGATGGGTTGATCATGAGAATGTAGAACACAGAGTACTTGATGACTATCAACGTAATTTACAGTTAATTGATCTTAATGCACAACCAGATGAGATTAAACAAAAGCTAGATGGTGCTATTGTTGAACAAGTGCAGAAGCAACCTAAGTCACAAGTAGGTATTCATTTTATGAAGTTCTGTGGCAAATGGGATATGCAAAGAGTATCTGAAAAAGCACAGGATCATTCACAATATTTAAATTCAAGTTATGGGAGTGCAAATGCCTAGAGCATATATTTTTGATGTAGACGGAACATTAACACCTAGTAGAACTTTAATGGATCCAGAGTTTTCAAAATTCTTTTATGAATTTTGTACTAACAATAATGTTTATATAGTAACTGGTAGTGACAAATATAAAACAGTTGAACAATTAGGTGAAGCAAACTATAGTATGGCTAAGAAAGCATATCAATGTAGTGGCAATGATGTATACGAAGGTGACAAAAGCATATACTCAAATGATTGGAAAATTAGTGAAGAGATAAGAACATTCTTAGAAGAGATGTTAGATGAATCAGATTTTAAAAAACGAATAGGTAAACACATTGATGAACGAATAGGCTTATGTAATTTTAGTATACTAGGTAGAGGAACAGAGTCTGCTAAAGAAGACAGAGAGCAGTATGATAACGATAGATCAGAATATCAAGAGTTTGATAAGAAAACCAATGAAAGAGAATACATCTGTAAAAAGTTTAATAGACAATTTGAATCTAAAGGTGTAAGGGCTCAAGTAGCAGGATCAACTGGTGTAGATATAATGCAAGTAGGAGCAGACAAAGGACAAATTATAAATGACTTTGACAATATGAACATATACTTTTTTGGTGATATGATGCAACCAGGCGGTAATGACGAACCTCTTAAAAATGCTATAATCAAACGTAATAATAATAACGATAAGTGTTATCAAGTAAATGGGTGGGAACAAACATTTAGTTTATTAAAGGCAATGAATGACAGCTGAGTTCGGAATACTTATGGGAGTAGGTGGAACATTAATATCAATCCTAGGATTCTTTATTGCATTTAAAATAGCAACATACGAAAAAACTGATAAAGAAGAACCTGATAATCCAATAACTGAATTTTGGAAAGACTTTCCAGGTAATAAAAAATAATGGAATTTGTAATTAACAGAGTGGAGAAATTAAAAATAATGGAAAATATAGAAATAGAATCAATTAGACAAGACTTGACAGAACGTTTGAAACAAGGTAAACTAGTTGTAAAGTTTAATAAATTAAATGGTGACTATAGAGAAATGACTTGTACATTGCAAGAAGATATATTACCTCCAGCTAAAAAAGAAGATCCATTAAGTCAAAAGAAAGTTAGAAATATCAATCCAGAAGTATTAAGTGTATGGGATACTAAAGCCAATGGATGGCGTGGATTTAGAATAGACAGGATTATTGAAGTTGAAGATGTTAAAGATTAAACAAATAATCAAAGACAAATATTGGATAGTTGAAAGTGGCTACGGTAAAGTAGGTACAGTAAGAAAACTTGACAATGGATTTGAATATTTTAATCAAGACGATAATACAAAAGAATTACTTCCAAATTTAGATAGGTTTAAAGAAACAGTAGTATTACAGACTACTAATGAAAACCAAGAGTACAAAGGATTTCCAACAAATACTCCTATATTATTTGAAGTAGAAGATGAATCTAGAGCTTTATTTAAAAAAGCTAAAGATGGGAAAACAATATTTGTTGCAGGCTATTATATTTTAAAGTATGATGGTATGGGGTGGCAACACGCATTTTGTCCTAAATTAGAAACATTGGACAAATATGAACACCGAGGCCCCTATCTCACAGAGTGGGATATGAATTTAAACTTAAAAAAGGCTAAAAAAGAATGAGAAACTTAATATTATCTTTGTTAGTACTGTTTACTATTGCAAACGTGACATATGCACAAACAGTTAGTCCAGACAGTTTATTGGATGGCTCACCGCCAGATATGTCAAATTCTACTCCTAAACAGGAAAAGAAACAGGTAGAGAAAGATCCAGAAAAACAGTTGCCAGCTCAGTCGTGGGATGAAACAGGGTGGATCCAACATAATAGATCCTTACAATGTCATACTATAGACAATGTTAGAGCATTTACAATGGCACGTGGACAGCAAATAATATTATCTGGGTTTAAAGCACCTCAATATGTACCCGCTGATCCGTTTGAAGGATTAATTATAACACAGAATCTTACAACAGGTGAGTATACATTGATGCTAGTTCAAGTATCTACTGGTCTAACTTGTATCGTACAAATGGGTACGGCTATACAATCAACATTAGACGTTATTAAACAGTTGGAACAAGACCAAAGCACAGAAAAATAAGCCATTAACTGATGTTTTTTCTTACAAGTATGCTAAATACAAGTAATAAGGAGAAACATTTAATGGCTAGACCAAAACCTACAATTATACTTGACTCAGTTGATAAGTCATATAATAGTGAACAAATACTTAATGCCGTTGCAATATATGCGGTGTATTATGAAAACAAACCTATCAATCTAAGGACTATGAATACGTTAGTAAACTATCCAGGTCCAAAGTATAAAAAGGTTAGTTTCTCAAATAGCGGTCATGCTTTTAATTTAGCAGATAGGCTGAATAAAAAGTTTAATACAGATAAGTTTAGTGTGGTAAAACTAGTTGATGGACAAACGATCAGTAGAGATGCAAAAGGTTCAGATTAAGATTCTGAAACTTATTACTGACGATAAAAATATATCCATCAAAACAGTTTTTAAAAATACACAGACCTTAAGATTGACAAAAACAGGTTTGAGACTATTAGGAAAGCAATATGATAAATGGACAGTAGACCCGCCAGTTCTTAGTGCAGGTAACTTAATCCAATTATTAAGAAAAATGAGATATCCTTATTATATAGATAAAAAGAAAATGGTTTTATTCACAGAACAAGATGCATTTCTTGCTAAACTAGCAGGAACCCAAGGTTGGTTAGATGGCAAAGATTAATAACTTTGATTTACCAGATAAGATAGAAGTCAGATGTACAGACAATGACGAAACTTATCAAGTAGATTACATATCAAACACACAACATTCAATTAAAACTGCCTTACACGGAGTCCCTTTAAATTTCGTTCATTTAAAACGTAATCTTTACATAGCCAATTGGCGTGGTAAAGAGTTTGTTATGTCATTATGATAAAATTAGATTTACACGGATACACAATACACAATGCCTGGAAAGAATTTACCAGACACGTTAATGAGTGTTACTATAATGAAATTAAAGAAACTGAAATTATCACAGGACACGGTGCAATAGCAGAAGAAATAATTGCTTGGGTACATTCCAATGTAAACTGTAAAACTATTATCAGAAATCCAAAAAATACAGGAGCATTTTTAATTAAAATAAAGAAAAAGAAATTATCTCACAAGGTTACTATAGGTGAAGTAAAAAAACCAACGTTAGATCTTTCTAAACTAATTAAAAAATTTAACGATCATTAGATAAAGAAAGTAAATTTATGGAATCTGAATTTAGTCAATTTGTAAGACAATTAGAAAAGATAGAAATGGAAACAAAAATTAAAAAGATAAAAATAAATCCAAAAGAGAATGCCAAGTGGTGGTATAATTTAAGTCTTGAGGATAAACAAAAAGCATTCTATGCAGTAATAAGCAGAATGCATAAAGCAGAAATACAAGAAAAAAATAACTATAGAGATTCTCTATATAACGTATTTAAATTTGGTGCAGATATGTACGATGCAGGTATTGAATGTGGATATAGAGAATTACAAGAAAAGTTAGAAGAAGATGATACATTAAGTAACTTATCTAATTTACAGATATCTGATGCTAATGGTATCTTTAATGTAGATGTTAACGTTGACCAGATGGAAATAGAAACAGAAGATAGTCACGGTGGTGGCAAAACCTTAAAAATAAAAGTACTAAATACTGAAGAAGAGGAATAGTAAAATGCAAGTACGTTTGGTCAGTTATAGCAAACCAACAGAACATTTTGAGGCTGAAGGGCTAAACAATGCTCAAGACCTCATAGCCTATTGTGCTAAAGTAAGCAATCCTAATGCACAAATTAATAAGAAGACTAGCAGTAAATTAATATCATACCTAATTAAACATAAGCACTGGTCACCATTAGAGATGGTTAGTGCTTGTTTAGAAATTGAAACAACCAGAGATATAGCTAGACAATTACTAAGGCATCGTAGTTTTAGTTTTCAAGAGTTTAGTCAACGTTATGCTGATGTTAACGAGCAAGGTATGCAGTTTAAGATTAGAGAAACACGTAAACAAGATCTTACTAATAGACAAAACTCAATTGAAATTGAGAACAACCCAGAATTACAATTAAATGTAAAAGATCAAGAACTAATTACTAATTGGCAAAGAAAGCAACACGGAGTAATAAATAATTGTAAGGAAGTATATAATTGGGCTATTGAAAATGGCATTGCTAAAGAACAAGCAAGAGCAGTACTGCCAGAAGGACTTACGTCAAGTAGACTATATGCAAATGGCACATTAAGAAGTTGGGTTCATTATATAGAATTACGTGGAGCAAATGGCACACAAAAAGAGCATATGGAAATAGCTCGTGCCTGTGCAGACGTTATTGCAGAAATATTTCCATTAATTAGAGAATTAAAAATATGAGAATGAATAAAAAAGTATTGCAGGATCTAGCAAAATTTATACAAATGAGGTATAATATAGATGTAACAAAGCATAATGAAAAGACTCCAGAGCTTTTTAAAAATTTTATGAGAATGCAATACTGGCTAGACGAAATAATACTAGAAAGATATTTTGGTCCTAATGATAATCCGGAAGAAGAAGGAACATATTGGACTCAGCAGTTAAAATGGAATACACGTAGAACAGGACAAAAGCTATTAGAATATATTAATACTATACAAGACCAAAGTCCACAAGTTCCATTAAAGATACTTGATGTAGGATGTGGCGAAAACGAATGGAAATCAAAATTAGGTGGAAGGTTATTAGGCATAGACCCTTTCCATCCTAATGCAGATATTAGAATGGGTATAAATGAATTTGCTAGTTTAAAAGAACATCAAAACAAATACGATATTGTACTAGCACTAGGAAGTATAAATTTTGGAGATCAAGTAGAAATAAGCAAACAGGTCAGTAATGTTGTTAACTTAACAAAACCTGGAGGAAAGATATTCTGGAGATGCAATCCTGGTATCACACACGACAACGAACACGCCAAGTGGGTTGATTTCTTTAACTGGTCAGAAGAATACATTATGGATATTTCAGAAAAGGTTAACTGTACAGTTAACGAAATAAGTTGGGACCATGATGAGACTGACGAAGATGTAAGATGGGGGAATCGCTATTACAGTGAGTGGACCAAGCAGGCTTTTAAGACATAAAGTTTTAGCTAAATACATATATAGAAAAGGTAATAAAACTTTATGTTGAAGAAACTAGTAAACCAAGTTCTAGGTAACGTAGCCAGGCTACTTATCGTTGTGTCTATAACAGTTATAGTCACTTCTCACTACCGTCCAATACAAGAAACCATACATAACGGAATAGGTTACATATACGACCAAAATAAAATAGTTGGTGAAGCATTATATGATGTGAATGGATTTTTATTGAATGGTAAACATTTTGATCTAGAACGCAGTCAAAAATTTACAATATATGAAAACTATACTCGTATTGTTATTATTAATATAGTTAACGAAAAAGAACCAGAGAATACTTCATTTAATGGTAGAGGTACAGGATTCTTTATTAAAGTAACAGACACAGAAGGTTATATCATTACAAACCATCATGTTATATCAAGAGCAATAGAAAACGAAGATATAAAAATAAATGTTTTAACAGCCGAAGATTATTGGACCTATAATGCAGAAATAGTAGGTTATGATGCAGTATCAGATATTGGCGTTATCAAAATTAATAAACAAGACGATGAACATTGGAAAACTTTAAAGTTTGCTGATACTGATGATTACAATACTGGTGATCCTGTAGTTATTATAGGACACGGAATGGGTATGCCTTGGACAACAACACAAGGACATATTACACATTCACAACGATATGGTTTAAGACCATATGCATTAATGATTCAAACTGATGCAGTAATTAATCAAGGAAATAGTGGCGGACCTATATTAAATTTAGAAGGTAATATAGTTGGTGTAGCACAGGCTATATACAGTCCAGGTAGACAAATCCCTGGTTGGGATGGAGTAGGAGTAGCAATATCCGCAGATCAAGCATTAAGATCATACGAATATATAATGAGCCCTCATTATAAATCTAAAGGATATGTACCTTATGCAGAGCTTCCTTTTAGTATGGGCACTTTTGAAATACAAGATGTTAAAGATATACCAAAAGACGAAAGACACATGGCGTACATAAATTATCCTGAAGTAGAAGAAGGTAAAGAAGCACCAAAGAAAACAGTAGGTGAATTGGCTGGATTACTACAAGGTGATATTTTGATAGAAATAAATGGTAAAAGAATAGAGAATAGTTTCGGAGTTATGAAACTTACTTTACAAGCATTTCCAGGTGACGTATGGGATGTAACAGTTAAACGAGGAGAAGAGCTAATTTCACTAAAAATTGCACTAACCGAGTTTGATCACTCAAAAATCGTTAAATCAATCGCACAAATAGCACGATAATATTCATTGACAAATTAGCCAAGATATCTTATAATATACTTATTATTAATGATAATAAACGGAGAAAATATTATGGATCAAATTATTAAATGGCACAAGGATCTATCTGAGTCAGTTAGAAAAAAATTAGGTATGTCACATTATGCTATCTATTGGGTATCCTTCTTTAAAGGTATTCTTTTTATACTACTTGTATTAGCACTAGTAGGTTGTAGTACATCAGCTAAAGCAAATGATATAGCTATTCCAAAATATTTCTTTGCAAATGAACTTACAAAAGAAACTTGTTCACTAGAAGGTGTGCATGGTTATGGAAGTTGGGGCAAAACCCATTGGGAAATGGATCTTGCTATAACACACGTGAGCAAGTCAAAAAATCCTGAACTTCAAGGTAATAACTATGATCACCTAATGAAACTTACTGAGTATGATTGGAACAAAGATCATGAACTAAGATCAAATAGTATATATGTTAATCACGAAAAACATACTAATAGATTAGCACTATTACACGGAACTATTGTTTATGCAATCGTAAACAACAAAATGGAAGAACATGGTCCAATTATTGCTGAAGTTATGGTAGCCTGGGCAGAAGCAGGTGTGATGTTAAGTACTTTAACTTCCGAAGAAATTAGAAAATTAAAAGACCAAGGCAAAGTTGATAATCTATGTTATGGAAATGGTAAAGGTGACGGTAGTAAACCTTGTATTTCTCATAGACCACACGAAGCTCAGATATTTGGAGCCACTTATATGCAACAAGCATATTTAATGAAAGATCAATTTACAGAAGAACAATTTAAAATTGTTGATGAGTATATTGAAACCTTATACAAAAAATATGTTAAACCAATGGCTATTAGTTCTTTGAAGTTAAATAAACATACCAGAGGTTTTATACAGTTAGCTGATGGAACTATTGGAATACTATCATATTTGGCTTGGAAAGATAAACCAGAACAAGTAGTAAAGTGGATTGAAAAAGGAATTGCTAAAGCTGATCATGTTTTATACAAAGATGGATATATTCATAACAACAGTTTCAGAGGTGTTAGAGATGTATGGTATCATTCACAAGGTGTAAACAATTTGCTAGGACTATATGCCATAGCTGAACTATGGGGTTATAAGCAGTTTCCAAAAGATTTAAAGAAAAGAATAGACAAAAGTGTAGATATACTTAACTTGGGTCTTACAGACGTTAAAACTTACAGAAAACGTAAGGATCCATCAGGAATGAAGAATCATACAAAAGACAAATCTCATTCAGCATACCACGTACACCAAATGGCTATATCACTAGACTGGTTAATTGAGAATTATACAGATAGAGATCATACTATAGTTGCAGATGATGGAATGTGGAAATCTAAAAAATCAGCTTATTTTGTAGACAGAAACTTTGGATTTGAGCCAAAGTGTATGAATTAATACAAAAATAATTTAAATTAATTTAAAAACCCTTGTAATATAAGGGTTTTTTTATGATCTTTTTTTGTATAAAAGGTTGACAATCAAGACGTCTTACTGTATTATAATAGTATAGTTAGAAACAAAGGAGAAATATAAATGATTAGAATAACACTTTCAATTTTATGTTTAATTTTAGCAGTAGGTTGTATTGACGGTCCAACAGGTTACGAATCAAATAACTGGTTAGGATGTTTTCTTTTTGCAATCACTGGAATCGTGCTAGGTATCTGGGCACTTATGACAGATAAAACTTTAACAGAAAATAATTAATTTATAGGTTGACAAAATAAGTAAGATATCTTATTATAATATTATATGCCAAAGAAAGCAAACTTAGAAGAAGGACAAAAAATGCAAACTGCGATATCAGATACAAGAACTGTAAAAATTAGCGAAGCCACTACTTTGATTACTAGGGCTTTTAAAAAGAAGAGACCTGTATTTTTATGGGGTCCTCCAGGAATTGGTAAATCAGAATTAATCCAAGGTATTGGTGATTCTGGTGCATTAGGTAAGACTCACGTTGTTGATATGAGACTTGCACTATTTGAGCCAACTGACCTTAGAGGTTACCCAGCTCCAGATCTTAAAAATGGTAAAATGGTTTGGTTACCACCAGCTGATTTACCTTCAGAAGAATTTGCGAAACAGTTTGATACTGTTATCGTTTTCTTAGACGAAATGAACTCTGCCGCTCCTAGTGTACAGGCCGCAGGTTATCAGTTAATTCTTAATAGACGAATTGGTCAATATGTATTACCAGACAATGTAGTTTTAATTGCCGCTGGTAATAGAGAGACTGACAAAGGTGTTACTTATAGAATGCCTAAGCCACTTGAGAATAGATTCGTACACTTTGAACTACGTGTTGATTTTACAGATTGGTTAAATTGGGCAGTTCATAATAATGTTAACCCAGATGTAGTTGGATACCTTTCATTTGCCAAAGGTGATCTTTATAACTTTGATCCACAATCAAGTTCACGTGGATTTGCTACACCAAGGGCTTGGACATTTACTTCAGAATTACTAGAAGATGGTGATGAACTTTCTGAAAGTCTACAAACAGATATGGTTGCAGGTTGTGTAGGAGAAGGTGTTGCTGTCAAGTTTATGGCTCATAGAAAAATTGCAGGTGACCTTCCTGTTCCAGAAGATGTACTAGATGCTAAAGTTAAGAAAGTTGATAATACTGAAGTATCAGCTATGTATGCTCTTGCTACATCACTATGTTATGAGTTGAGAGATAGTTTTATTGCTGGTGAAAAAGCTGGTGCTAAATCTAAGGAGATGGACAAATACCATAAAAGGTTCTCAAACTTCATCAGCTTTATGATGGATAACTTTGAAACTGAAATGGTTGTTATGGCTTCTAGGATTGCAATGCAACAGTACAAGCTAGTACCTAAGCAACAAAAGATAGAGAGGTTTGATGAGTACTTTAACCGATATGGTAGACTCGTACTTGACGCCTAAATTAAAAGAGGGAGAGACAGTTGATCTCTCCCAATTTACCCCAAGACAGAGAACTAACATTAGATTATATGGTTTGGGATTCAAAGATTATACTGCTAGTGATATTAGTAAATACAAGCAAGAGTGGATGAAAAACTGTGAAATTATTCCATTATACAGTAAAGGACATAAGACTTGGATAACTAAATTTTGTAGAAAACACTTTTATCACCAAGATTTTCATATTGAAATTGATAAAGTTTTCTTTAAAAACCAACCAGATGCAATGGTATTTAAATTGTCATATAAAGGTTGACATATGTTGGTAAAGATAGTATTATATAGTTATAAGTTAGATAAGGGACATAAAGATGAATAAAACTGCTGAAGAAAGAATTACACAATCTAGAGTTAGGTTGCTATTAACTAAACCGTTTTTTGGGCAATTGGCTGTTAGATTAAAAATTGAAGAAGCTGACTATTTGCCTACTGCGGCAACAGATGGTAGAAAGTTTCTTTTTAATCGTGATTTTGTAAACAGTTTAACAGATCCTATGTTAGACTTTTTAGTGGGACATGAAGTATTGCATTGTGTATTTGATCATATGCAGGCAAGAGGAGATCGTGAACCGCAATTATATAATGCGGCCGCTGATTATAATATTAATATGACACTAGTTGAACAAAACGTAGGTGAACCAATTACAGAAGATAAACTAGGTGGTGGCAAAATTTGTCTTGATTGGAAATATCAAGGTTGGAATAGTTTTGAAATTTATGATCATCTTAAAGCAAATAAAAAAGATGCTAAAGGTATGGATGTACACTTAGAAGAAATTAAGCCAGGTGACAAAGATGGCAAAGGTATAGGTGCTGAATTAAGTGAAGAAGAAAAGAAAGCACTAGCAGACGAAATTAAACAAGCGGCAATCCAAGCGGCACAAAATGCTGGTATGGATGTGCCTGAATCCGTTAAGAGAATGATTAATGAATTAATTGCTCCTAAAATGGATTGGAGAGATATTCTTAGAACACAATTAGAAAGTTCTCTTAAAAACGATTTTACTTTTATGCGTCCAAGTAAAAGGTCAGGAGAAGTTATTTTTCCTGGTATGAATAAGGACGAGCAATTGAATATAGCGATTGCATTAGATACTTCAGGAAGTATAAGTCAAGATATGCTTCGTGACTTCCTATCTGAAGTACAGGGTATTATGGATCAGTATAATAGCTATAAAGTTACTATTATGCAATTTGACACTAAGGTTTATGGTGTTGAAGAATTCCATAGTGATGATGGACGAACTATGAACGACTACCAACTTGAAGGTGGTGGTGGAACTGACTTTGATGCAGTTTATAACTATATGGAATTGAACGACATCAATCCAGATCAGTTAGTCATGTTCACAGACGGATACCCTTGGGAAAGTTGGGGTAACCCAGACTACTGTGATTCATTATTTGTAATCCATAGTGATAAGCAAAAAAGAATTAAAGCACCATTTGGTGTCACAGTACATTACGAAGCAACATAAAGAAAAGGAAAATATGAGTAAAATAGGTAAAGTAAAATGGTTTAATGGAACTAAAGGTTTTGGTTTTATTGCCGTTGACGGCGACGAGAAGGATATCTTTGTACATATTTCAGCAGTAAAGGATTCAGGAATTGATTCACTTGTAGAAGGTGATACTATTGAATTTGAAGTTGAAGATGGTAACAAAGGACCAGTGGCTGTTCAGTTAAAGAAACAGTAGTACGGTACTAATATGGGATTAGTTAATAAACAAGCTAAGACTAAAGATAAAATAAGGTTAGTATCAAATGGTAACAGTTTAAGTAATTCTGATATGGAGTTACTCAAAGGTACTCTATTGCTAGAAAAGATGGTTAGGAATAGAGTAGTAATTGTTACCAACAATGAAGATATATCCTGGAAGTCATTAGTTGATAATATTTCTGGGTTGTATCACATTAAACCTTTAGATAAGGTAAAACATATATACCAACTATGGTTTGAGCTACCCAAAGATATTGAACAGTTCAAAAAGAACCTTTATGTTAGCAAATTAGCAGATACCGCACACGAGCCGGCATAAATAAACATAGTAGTTAATTAATCAAAGGAGATTAAAATGGCAGAAGAAAATAAAAATGCTGAAGCAGTAACATTGTCTATTCAGGACATTGTTCTTTCAGCTAATATTATTGACCTTGCTACACAACGTGGCGCATTTAAAGCCGCTGAAGCAGGTCAAGTAGGAAAATGTTTTGAAAAGCTAGTAGCTTTTATTAAAGCAAATACACCGGAACAACCTGAAGATGCAAAAGTTGAAACTGATGCAAAAGCAGAAACTCCGGCAAAGGAGTAATAATATGAGAAATACAAAACACGTTGGTAAATTGGCCAACACGCAGAAAAAAGTTGTAGTTGTATTCAGAGAATTACCAGATGATCCAAAAAGTTGTTTGGTTGTAGATACTGATGCACTAGCAGACTGGATGCATGATGATGTAATCAATGCAGTAGAAGCACCAGGTGCTCAAGCGAGTCCTAACTTCTACGAGTATGCAGAGAGAACTGTAATGGCAGACGGTACTAATATGCTTCAAACACTTCACAAGACAGGAAGACTTATGAAACAGTCTACTGATAATGTGTTAATGACACCTAATGCAGAAATTGCAGTAGGCTTAACTGAAATTAATAACATTGTTCGTGAAGAAACTAAAGGTGCACCTATTGTAGCACCACCAACGGATGAGACTCCAATGGCGGGTAAAGAAGTTAAAGCTGACCAAGCCGCTCCTGCACCAGTTGCAGAAACTGCTACACCAGGTGAGACTCTTGATGATACACAGATGGCAAAGAACTTATTAGCTCAAGCTAAATCGTTTGAGTCAGAAGCTAAAAACTTAAAAGCTCAGGCATATGAATTGGCACCAGGTTTAAAACCAGGACCAAAGAAGACTGATGCTAAAGTTACTGAACCAGCTGAATAATTAAAAACAAGAAGGCGGGCAAAAAATGCCAATTGAAAGAAAAGATAGATCTTTTGATCTGATCTTTGATCAAGTATCTATGGACCATATACCAGCAGAGTATATTAAAGAGGTCCAAATAAACCTAGCTACTGGTGAGAAGGTTGTACTGACTCAAGAAGATCTAAAAAAGATAAAAGAAGAATCTCCAAAAGATGATATCTTAAAAGCATTAACAGTAGACTCTATGTCAAAAATTAATCTTAAATTAGATTATGACGCAATTAAATCAGACGTGATGAATGGCGTTACAGGATTTTTAGGAAAACACTTTGACAAATAATATTAATGTATGGCTATGCGGTATACCAGGATCTAGGTGGAGCGGAATTGATATACAATTACGTTCTATCTTAACCTGTGATCGTACAGACGAAACTCCAGAAAGAACTCAATATCATAGACCTAAAACACCAGGTGATGTTAACAATGGACATCGTGGTAGTTATTGGGGTCCAGGAATGGGCTGTGGTGAAGATTGGATAGACTTTAATTTTCTTACACCTAATAAACTACAGGATGATATTAATGATGTATTCTCTGGAGAGGGATATCGTATTATTAAAGGTCATGTGTTTGCTAGGCATTTTAATTTAGATTACATATGGAATCACTTTCCAGGTGATAAGATTATGTTAGTTTATAGAGAACCTCAAAAGAGCTTTGCTTGGTGGAGTGAAGTTATGTGTTTTGATGAGGATCATTATCCAGATTATAGACCTGGATATAAAAACTATGATAGAATGTGGGAACTGTTATGGCAAGAAAGTAGTAGTATTACAGACTTTGCAGTTCGTAAAGGACTAGAATTCAAACCGTGGAGTACAGAACTATTTAAAAACTGGAATTCATTTAACCTAGATAAATCTTTGGAGTATGTAGAGGTAAATAAACATAAGCATTCAGATGTTTATATTGCATCAGCAACAATTCCGGAGAGATAGAATGGGATCACCTTTTAAAAGTCCTTGGCACTTTGACAAGTTTAGAGAAGACCAAGAAGGCGAATATGTAAAAATAGTAGGTCGTTTTATAGGCGACTGGACTGATGAAATAGAATTAGCTAGATCAAAGGGTGTACAAAATCAAGCATACAACGAGCAAAGATACGAACACGCCGCTAATAAAAAAAGCGAAAATCACGTAGAAGAAGATAAAGAGAACCCAGATGGCAAACCAGAAGCCGTTATGTTCCGTAAGGTAAACTTTGACAAATATCCAGACGAGTTCCCTCAATTTACCAAAATCACAGAATTTTTAAAATTTAACAAAGACGATAAACTAACTTGTAAGTTTAACGATCAATACCCTAATGATCAGCTTATGTGGCATATAGATAACTTACCAGGTAATCCACGTGGTGAACGGGTAATAGATAATCCAGATTTCCAATATCAAAACAGTAACAAAATAAGATTCCTCATTCCTATGGAAGATTGGGAGCCAGGACAGATATTTCAATTTGGTAATCGTGTATATACACAATGGAAAGCAGGTACTATATTCACGTGGGAGTGGAGTACATTACCTCATTTAACTTGGAATGGAAGTTGGCGTAAACGCCCTTGTTTGCAGTTAACAGGCAATGCTACAGAAGAAACGTGGAATATAGTAAACAATGGATCAGCAGATAAAACATATACAATCTAACATATGCTAATGATAAATACACAGTACGGTGCAGACGAACTTGCACATAAGGAAAAATAATGTCAGATAACAAATTACCTTCGGATACATTTTGTATCCTACCATGGATTCATTTATCAACAAGACCAGACGGAAGTATGAGAGTATGTTGTACCGCAAATGCAAGTTCAGTAGGTGCTACAAACGACAAAGAGCACGGTGGTCGTGTTGGAGTTTTGAAACTAGAAGATGGCAGACCTGCCAACTTAAATAATTCAGATTTAGATAGTAGCTGGAATAATTCTTATATGCGAAGTGTACGTAAGATGATGATGAACGGCGAAAAACCGGCAAGTTGTTTAAAGTGCTACAAGGAAGAAGCCGCAGGACATAGAAGTAAGCGACAATGGGAAACGGACTACTGGATTAAAGATGGAATTGACATAGAACAATTAAAAAAAGAAACATACGAAGATGGAAGTACTGACAGTAAACTTCGTTACATCGATATACGTATGGGAACCAAATGTCAATTAGCCTGTGTTATGTGTAGCCCACATGACTCGAGTGGTTGGGTTAAAGACTGGAAAGCATTACACCCACAGATTGAAAATAAAACACTCAAAGATACTATGGTATGGGAGAAAAAAGGTAGAGAATTTGATGCAAGTTATAATTGGCACAAAGATAATCCAATGTTTTGGGATCAGTTTTGGAAACAAATACCGTACATAAGACAATTATATTTTGCAGGTGGTGAGTCTACAGTTATTGAAGAACATTATGAAATCTTAGATAAAGTTATTGAAATGGGTTACGCACACCAAATTGAAGTGCGTTACAATTCAAACTGTATTGAGTTACCAGATAGGTTACTTGAGCAATGGAAACACTTTCAAAAAGTTCGTATGCATTATAGTGTAGATAGCATTGGTGCTATGAATGATTATATAAGATATCCAAGTGAGTGGGAACATAATTTAAGACAGTTCAAACGTTTGGATACAATGACATCAAACAATGTAGAAGTAACTATTGCCTGTGCAGTTAATGCCTTAAACATTCATTATATTCCAGATTTCCTTAAATGGAAACTTCAGGAAAGCGGACTAAAGAAAACTAATATGTGGCCATTTGGTGCAGGTGGTATTAACTATCACTTTGTATATTGGCCTGGACACTTGAATGTTAAAGTATTACCAAGAGAGTTTTTAGATAAGACTGAAGCCAAGTATGAAGAGTTTATTGAATGGTGGAAAGAAAATTGGGAACTAGGTGTTCCTAGCTGGCATAAAGGTAAAGTACCATATGAAAAGTGGGAAGAAGCTAGTTATGGAATCAAAAGACTTAGAGGAATGATTAAGTTTGCTAAGAGTGAAGACTGGACTCGTAGACTTCCTGAATTTAGAGAATACATTAACAAGTTAGATAAACTTCGTGGCACAGATTTCCGTGCAACATTTCCTGAGATGGCTTACTTACTAGATGAGCCAAAAGATGGAAAAGAATAACCAACCACCAACTATTAGATCTAGGCTAGAAGATTTACCTACATCAAGTTATTGTTCATATCTTTGGGCAGGCGCCGCAGTTGGCCCTGATGGGCTTGTTATGCCATGTTGCAGATTTTTTGGTCCTAGGACAAAAAACGATCCAGCTCCTCATATTAGAGACGGAATAAAAAAAGCCAGAGAAGGTGAATACTTTACTAGTATAAGAAAACAAATGATTGAAGGGAAGAGACCATATCAATGTGGAAAATGTTGGGGTATGGAAGACTCTTTGTTAAAAGCAGAAGATGCTGGCGACAAATTAGTTAGAGGAAGTCTTCCTAGATTAAACATTGATGAAAAAACAGATAAAACAAGACAAACTACAACAGGCCCTGCAAAAATAAAATATTTAGAAACAGGTATAAGCAGTCTTTGTAATATGGCTTGTGTTATGTGTGGCCCTTATGCTAGTAGTACAATCTACAGTATTAAATTTCCTAAAAAGAAAATACCAAGAGGCTTTCATGAATCTAATGATAACATAGATGATGACTTATCTGAATTACGTTATTTAAAATTTGTAGGTGGTGAACCTATGCTAGAACACAAACATGATGACTTATTAGAAAAAGTTATTCAGCTTAATGATACTCCAGAAAAACTAGCAATAGAATATCATACTAATGCTAGTCATTTTCCTAGTAGAAGAGTTATTGAATGTTGGAAAAAGATTAAAAAAATTCATATTATTTTTAGTCTTGATGGGGTAAAAGAAAATGCTACATTACAACGGCCAGGCAAATATACTTGGCAAATGATAGAAGATACTGTAAACAAGTATAGAGAACTATCAAACGAAGTTAATATACAATTTGCTAGTAATACTGTTATGACAGCATTAAACATAGGACAAATAACTGATATAGCAGATTGGTTATATAGTAAAGTTGGAGATAAAGAATTAGACTGGTTTAATGTTAATCCAATTACACCAGGACATGATGACTATATAGATTTTAGAAATCTTAGTAAGGAAACAAAAGATAGAATTAAAAAGAAATGGAACGATTGGGAAAATAGCAATCCACCAGCAAGAAAAAGTCCTATAGGCAGAATGCTTGATGTAGCTAGATTTCATATAGATGAAACTGGAAATTTAGATCAGCATTTAACAAAAGAATTGATGTTAGCGAAACATCGACTAAATCAGAACTGGAAACATTTTGGTGAAGATTTAACAAATTTAGATATTGAGGAAAAATAATGAAGTATGTATTAGTAGCTCTGAAAGGTGAACTTCCAGAGCATAATCTAAATCCAGAAGAATATAAAGTCTGGTATCATGGAGTCGGAAAAGTAAATGCTACAATGTTTGCTACTATGGCTTGTATACAATCTGATTGCGAAGCAGTAATTAATTATGGAACTGCTGGTGCATTAAATACAGAACTAGCAGAACAATTAGTTCAGGTTGGACTTGTTAAACAACGTGATATGGATACAAGACCACAAGCTGGGTTAGGTATAACTCCTTTTGAAGAAACTGGATTTGCAGGAGATATTAGAATATCAAATAGTGCATGGAGTTGTAGTAGTGGTGATAATTTTGTACAAGCACCACCAGAACTTGAAAGTGATATAGTTGATATGGAATCGTATGGTATAGCAAAAGTTTGTAAACATTTTAACAAGCCTTTTATTTGCTATAAATATGTAACAGATTTTGCTGATGAGAATGCGGCAGATAGTTGGAAAAATAATCAAGCAAAAGGCGCAGGTGCCTTTTTGGAGATGTGTAAATAATATGAGCGGATTTTGTTCGTTACCATTTGTTCAATATAGTACATATAACGGTGGACGTTATAGACTATGTTGTATGGCCAAAGAACCTAAAAAACTAGTTAATCAAGAAGAACTAGGTATAGAAGGTACTTGGAATCATGACTACGTAAAAGAAGTAAGACGTAAAATGACTGCAGGCGAATGGTTACCCGAATGTGGCGAATGTCAACACTTAGAACGTAATGGCATTATGAGTTCAAGACAATGGGAAAATGAACAATGGAAAGATGTAATTGATGATGTAGTAGCTGATGCTTCAGCTAATGATTGGGAAGTTGAACAACCTTTACAATTTGATTTTAGACTAGGAAATCTATGTAATTTACAATGTCAAATGTGTAACAAAGAAGCATCACATTTGGTAAGTATAGAACGTGCAAAGATGATAGACCAAGGACTTGGGTTAGATCACAAGGATTGGAAAGGCATGATTGCAGAAAAGAAAAAAGCATTACTTCAGCCAGGAATAGAATGGGAAAGTTTTACTCCTATGTTAAAGTATGCTCGTAAAATAAAATTAATTGGAGGCGAACCAACAGTAGCCAAAGATATGTTTAAACTATTAGATCTTGCAGTAGAAAGTGGACACGCAGAACATATTGAGTTAAGTTTTTATACAAACATTACTAATATGCAAGACAAATGGTTAGAACAATTAAGTAAGTTTGAACGTGTAATAGTTAACTGCTCATTAGAAGGTATGGAAGAAATGAACGATTATTTAAGACCGCCATCTAAATGGGATAGTGTTTGGAAGAACTTTGATAAGTTAGTTAAGTTTGCAGATACTAAAGCAGGTAAACGTATTAAGGTAAGAGTTACTACAGTTAACCAGATGACTAATGCACTTCACATTACAAAGTTTTGGAAGTTTATGCATGACTACCAAATGACTAGTAATAGAGGAATTGGAATGAGTACTAATCAACTTATTGAACCTCAATATTATAGTATGGCTCATGCTCCAGAATGGTTGAAAGAGAGACAACGTGAACAAATATTGGAATTTCTTAAGAGTATCGGAAATAGCCCACACTTTAAACAATACGAAGAGCCACTTATGGAAGTGGTTAATTTTAGTCTTGATAGTAAGCATAAGTATAATGCTGACATCATGCGTCAATACGTCAAAGTCACAGAAAACTATGACAGATTCAGACAACACGTGGTTACCAAAGTGTCGCCCGAGTTTGAACGAATTAGATCAGAAGTCACTAAATAACATTAACGAACATATTCACTGGCATTGCAAGTGGTCATTTTGGTTTAATGGAGGAGCAAAAAAGTAATGAATAATTTTGGATTTAAAAGTTATAATAGTTGGGATAAACTAACAAAGGTAATGGTGGGAAATGTATTTCCTAAAGGCTTCTTTGAAGACTATCATGATAAAAAAGTAGCAGATGTCATGACGAAAGTAAATGAAGAAACCAGAGAAGACTTGGATTATTTTTGTAAAGTATTAACAGAAAGTTATGGTGTAAAAGTTTACAGAATGCCAGATACTTGTGTAACTGATAATAAAAGATACGAAAGTGTAACAGAATTTGTAGAAGAAGAAGGATACATACCAAGACCATTTAATACACCTAGAGATGATCAAATTATATTTGGTGAAAAATTATTAACAGGCAAACGTGATAGTATTTTTAGAAAATGGAATAAAACAATGCTTGATAACCATAATATCTTTACTGAAGATGAATATGCACCTTGGGCAGGTTGTGATGATTTTTTAGATCTAGGAGATGAGAATCAAGAATTAAACATAATAAAAGAAGCAACGGCACTAAACCCAGGCAAAGGATTTGCTATTTCTTGGCCTAGTATTATGAGAACTGGTAGAGATATTATGATTGACTTACATGACTTTAATGGCCCTACTAAAGTATTAGTTGAATGGTTTAAAAAGTTTAATGAAAAGTATGGGTACAATTTTAGAATCAATACTACAGTTATGGGTGGTCATACAGATGCAGTATTAGCTCTAGTGAGACCAGGATTGCTTATTAGTCATACTAATGTAAACAAATATGAAGAAACATATCCAGGTTGGGATGTTATTAAAATAGATAGAAAGCATAATGATCATACTACTGCTTGGCAAGATTATAGAGTAACAGTAAAAGATGACTGGAGATTAAACAAGAAAAGACCAGTAGCAGATTATTGGATAGCAGGCGAAGAACAAAACGAAGCATTACATAAATTTATTGATTTATATATGCACCCTAGTGTAGGTGCTTGTTGGGAGACTAATTTTGATGTAAATTGTTTGAGTGTTAATGAGAATACAGTAATTGCTAGTGGCCCTGCTAAAGAACTTGAAGATAAATTAGGTGAACATAAAGTAGATGTAGTTACTTGTAATATGAGACACAGATTCTTCTGGGACGGTGGATTACATTGTGCTACAAGTGATCTAGAACGTGAAGGTGATTGTGAAGACTATTTTCCAGAACGTGGAGATCAGGGAATTGAGTTTGGTAGATTATGGGGTAATAACGAGCTACGAAGATAAATAAAACGATAACAAATTAATCAGATTTTTTTTTGGCTATCAAATATTTTTTTTTGAACAATGAAAAGGAAAAAGAAATGACACAGTTAATATCCCCACAAAAATTTACAGACGCAGTTGGCCTTTTAAGGTCATTTTTTTTGGCTAAAGGTTTCCAAGAAGTCCATACCCAAAACAGATTATCAATACTTGCCGCTTGTGAAGATCCATTTAATGTAGCAACATACAATTATGCAGGTCAAGTATGGCCACTTCCACAAACAGGTCAAATGTGGCTTGAACACGAATTACTTACAGACCCTAATGCAAAAGGTTTCTTTTGTGTAAGTACCAGCTATAGACAAGAGCCAAATGCTATTCCAGGTAGACACGATATAATATTTCCAATGTTTGAATTTGAAATGCCAGGTAACATTGACAATTTAAAAGAAATGGAATACGAACTAGTAGATTACTTAGGCTTTGAAAAACCATACGAAATGACATATGCTGATTGGCAAAGTCATTATGGTGTTGAAGGTGAGCTAAAGGCAGAACATGAAACTAAAATGTACGAAGACTTTAAAACTGCAATGATTACAGACTTTCCAGAATTCACAAGTCCTTTTTGGAATATGAGTAGATATCCTGGTGACACAGAATCAAAGAAGATTGATGTAATACTAGGTGGAATGGAAACAATAGGAAGTGCAGAACGTTCATGTGATGTAGAACAAATGCGAGATACATTTCATACTATTACAGAAGGTGCATATAGTGAACTATTATTTAAACTATTTGGTAAAGAACGAGTACAAGCAGAACTAGAAGAGTTCTTAAAGTTTGACTTCTTCCCACGTGTAGGCGGTGGTATAGGCATGACAAGAATGATTAGTGCTTTAGATAAACAAAATACTGTAACTTAATTATTACCAATATCTAAATAAATACTAGAATAGTTAGAGAAGTAACTGTAATACTTTAGGAGATTATCATGGCACAAAAAGCATTTATGGCAGATGCTGGCGTTCGTTTAGGCGAATGGAGCATTGTTGAATTAGCAAACGGCGACCTGCAAGTTTCTAATATGCATACTATATCAGGTTCACAAAAGATGTTCAGAGTTGACAAAGGTTTACGTATGGGAGACTGGAGAATGACAGTTGACGGTAATGGAGATATGAATCTATCTGAAACTGCAATAACAGGATCACAAAGACCTTTTATAGCAGACGGCGGAGTTAGAGTTGGTGCGTGGACATTACGTCCAACAGAAGATGGTGATTTGTATGCAGAAAAAGATGCCGAATTTTTAAGCTATAGTTTATCGTGCGATTATTCAACAGTTAATGAAGGTGGCTCAGTTACAATATCTCTAGCAACAACAGCCGTAGCTGACGGAACTACATTGCCATATACAATCTCTGGAGTTTCTAGTGCAGATATTGATAATGCTAGTCTTACAGGAAACTTTGTTGTTGGAACAACAGATTCAATAACTTTAAATATTACTGCTGATTCTACTACAGAAGGAACAGAAACTTTACAAATATCGTTAGACAATGGTAATTCAAATATTAAGTATGTTACAATAAACGATACATCAACAACACCAGCTACTCAAGACGCTTCTGATTTTAATTGGAGCGTAGCAACAACGATTGATATTGCTAGTCCGGTTACGTATGGTACTCTTGCCTCAGGTGCAACCGACTATGGAGTTCATAGTTCAAATTATGATGACGGTGCTTATCAGGCACAATTAGAAGAAGGTGATACTATGACATGGACAGCAACAACCAATGCACCAGACGGAATACAAGTTTACTATACTTGTGTATCAACATATTATGGTTCATACCAATCAGGTAGTGATCCAAACTGGAATGACGTATCAGGTAATCCTTCAACAAGTGGATGGCTAACAGTTTCAAATGGACAAGTTAGTGCTACTATAACTGCGATAGATGATAGTGTCACAGAAGATGGCGAAATTAGACAAGTTTGGTTGATGAAACAAGCAGGTGATTATAGTAATATACTCGCAGAATCACAATGGTTCCATATTGCTGATCCATCACAAACCTGGACTGCTCCATCGTCTGGTGAAACATTCACAGGTGGTGAATACTATAGCGATTCAGGTTCATCACAGACACAATGGTACACAGCGGCTGACAGTTCAACTGGAAACGCACAAATGCGTGTTAGAATGAATGAAGGCAAGGACCATGACTTACGTAGAAATATTAACTATGTTCTAGATAACTTATCAACAGGTGATACATTCTATGTTGGTACAACATCAGGAACTTCAATGACAGTAACAGGTAATATTACTAAGACTCAAATCAGTGGCGATTACTATGATTATTACTTTGATGTAAGTGTAGCACCAGCAAGTACAACATACTTGTACGAATATACAGTAGTAGCATAATAAATAGTATAAAGGAGCAAGTATTATGAGTGATTTTAAATACGAAAAGTGGGAAGATATTATATCTAACAGATGGACAACATTTAGTTGGACTGATGAATTAGTTCCTGCTGAAGTTATGGAAGAAGTTGCTAGAGAAGTACACAAATATTGCCCTAGTAAAAATAGAAGAATGCCATACGTTATTGATATAATTAGAGGACCAACAGATGAAGAAACTAGAAAAGAATTTCATTTAAATAGTCATAGAAATACAGATAAGTCTATTGAAGAAGATAGAGGTAATCCTCAAATACTTGCACCAACATTAATTGTATTCAGTAAACGTAATGTACACAAAGCAGAAACTTTATATCAACAAATAGAACATAGAGTTCCTGAAGGAGTAGCTAATACTGATAACATTGAACTTGGTATGGTTGCTCTTTCTTTTATTCATGCACTCACTGCTAGAGGATGGCATACTGGTTTATGTCAATGCTTAAGAAGTAGAGGTGAAGCGGCAAGAATATTAGGAACTCATGGAAAAGCAGATTTAATAATTGGCGTTGGTAGAGAGAGTAGAACAGATTCAGTTACTGGAAAAGAAACTGACTATCCAAGATATAAAGATCCTAGAACAGGCTTACACAGAACTATTCCATATCCATATGATTATCGACCTTATGCAGAACCTAAGTTTGAAGATGTATATAAATTAAAACTATAAGTTTTTAATACGTTCAGCCATACATAGTTCAGGATAGATTAAACTATCATTTAAAATGTCAGCTTCAAAACATTGTAGTTTTGTTCCATATACTATTTGATGTGTAATCCATTGTGCATTAAAAAACCAAATGTCGCCTGGATTAAAAGTAATATAATGTAATGGGTGATGAAATTGATCCCATTTCTTATCATTCCATACACAACGATTTCTCATTTCACTTATAAATTTGTGTACATTATTTTTATCTATATCTCTTAAATTAAATTCCCAATAATATTTTTGATACAGTTGTTCTAAGTCAGGACCAAATGTAAGTACTCTGGGACGTTTTTTATCTAGTTGTACAAACATACGTATCTGTTGCTCGTTACCTGTATGTTGCTCATCTAGTTCATCTAAGTGTAGTTTATTTTCAACTAGTGTATTGTATCTATGACTGAGCATACGTTCTGTAGTATTGTATTTTGGAAACATTTTATCAAATAGTTCATTCCAAGCATTATTTGCCTGCTTATGTTTCTTGTGGAATACGTCAATTTGTTCCTCAGACCAATTACGTTCTTCACGTAATCTATCACGGTTTTTTATATGGCTGTTATACCAAGGCATAATCCACTTGTTATCCTTAATAGTCCAATCCTCTAGATCATCATAATACTTGTAATCTAGCCCTTCTATGGGTAAATTTTGAATAACCACAGGCCAACCGCTCTCAAATGCGGCATATAACTCATCGGTATTGAATATTTTATCTTTATTATAATCAAATATGTTGACTATGAAGTCATCCTTTGCTATAATATCTTTAGCGATTCTTGTCATGATTTTTGCTCCATTGCATATATTATATACGGATAAATATATTTATGCAACAGAAATCTACCAACAAGCATAATTAAGTAGAAAACTACCAAAGGAACATAATGAAATCAGTTAATGTATGGAGCGAGTTTCAACCGCTCAAACGGGTTATATTAGGTGCTCCGTTTCCTCCAGAAACATTTGAATGGCATAAGGACGAAGAGACCAGAACTGTCATGGAACAAATATTCAGAGAAACTGCCGAAGATTTAACCATACTAGAAAATATATTAAAAAGCAAAGGTGTTGAGGTCGTAAGGCCAAAAGACATATTTACAATCACCGGTGGCGAGCAAATTCAGCTACCTTGGATGCATTGTAGATTTCCTAATCATCCATTAATGCCACGTGATACATTAATGCCTTACGGTAATACAATATTTGAAATTTATACAGGTAGTGATAATAGATATTTTGAGAATCTAGCATACTACGACCATTGTAGTAAATGGTTTCGTGAAGGTGCTGATTGGGTTAGTATGCCAGGAGCAATGATTGAGAGTGGTAAAAAATACGACTACTTTGTAGAGAATCATCGCTTACTTTATCATGCGGCTAACATGATAAAGTGTGGGGACCGCGTGTTGTTTAGCCAACCCTATGAGGGAGACAATAAGCGAGGTAAAGGTACGGAACTGGGCCGTGAGTGGATTCAACGTGAAATAAAGTTGCGATATCCTAAGACACAATTTTTGGACATACCAGTCGGAGGACATATCGATGGCAAAATTGCATTGCTGAAACCTGGTGTACTAATGACCTGGAATAAAAACTGGGTACCAGAAGAAATGAAGAACTGGACTATCATTGAAGTAGCAGATGATTTTGATATGCCAGAAGATTTTCAAAATACTCGTAAGCAAAGATTTCATACAGAGTATGTAAGCAAATGGCTAGAGCATTGGGTAGGCTGTCCAGACGAAAGTGTATTTGATGTTAACGTATTATCGTTAGATGAGAACACAGTAATCTGCACAGGCAAGAACGAAGCCGCCTTTGCTGAAATGGAAGCACATGGTATTGAACCAATTTACTGGAATTTTAGACATCAGTATTTTTGGGATGGTGGCATACATTGCTTAACGAGTGATATAGTTAGAGAAGGAGATTGTGAGAGTTATGTATAATCATTTAAAAAATTACATTGGAATATATCTATTAGCAATAGTGTGTTTCCTAATATATGCATCTGAACCAACAGATGAAATACCAGTTTGGATATGGTATCTTTTCATTCCAGTAGTTTTATGGAAAACGCCACCATTTAATATTGGTGATTGGTTTTGGGGTAAAGTAGCAAGTTTTTGGATGTGGATATTGAAACCATTTACAAGATGGCAAAACACTTGGCCTACATGGGTAAAGTATGTGTTTGGTATCGTACTTATTATATTGTTTGAAGAATATATTTTAAAGCCAGCAGGATACACAATGTATCCTTGGAGAATGGACTTTAGCGGATAACATATGGGAATGAAATGGCAATCAAAGGTACACAAATTTCAGTTTGATGTAACCAGTCATTGTAATGCAAGATGTGGTGCTTGTGTTAGAAACAAAGATGGTGGAGATACTGAACCAGAATTAGCATTGAATCATTTTGATATAGATTTATGGAAAAGAATATGTACTAAAGATACTAAAGGTTGGTACATTGGTCAGTTAGCATTAAATGGTAATTGGGGCGATCCTATGATGCATCCAAATTTAGTTGAGATGGTAAGAATATGGATTGAGAATCACCCAGAAACATTTATAACTATCCATACAAATGGTAGTATGAGAGGTGAAAAGTTTTGGTTTGATTTAGCTAAACAATTAAGAAAGTATCCTGCTCATCAGGTTAATTTTGCAGTAGATGGATTAGAAGATACACATCACATATATAGAAGAAGAACAGATTTTAAAAAAATTATACAAAATATAAAAAGTTTTAATGAAGCTGGTGGTAGTGGAAGAATAATAATGACATTGTTTGAACATAACCAGCATCAAGTTGAAGAACTAAAGAATTTGGCAGAAACTTTAAAGTGCAGACAATTTGTAACAAGAAGCAGTCACCAAGGAGGTGACATAAGAATAAATGATAAAGATGAAAAATACGTAATAAAAAAATCTAATATGAAAGAGCAAGAATGGTGGTTTGAACAAAATGACGAGTTTACAATAAGCGACCAACCTGATTCAGATTATTGGATGCATATAACAGAAGTATTAAAAGACTCAAAATTTATGAATGAAACAAAATGTCCTTGGTACAATGAAGGAGAGATACAAATTGATCCTTTTGGAACTGTATGGCCTTGTTGCCATGTAAGTTTATATGGAGTAAATTTATCCAAACAATCTCTTAAAACAAATTGCGATGAAACTATTATTGAAAGAAGAACTGAAAATAGCTTATTCAAATATAGTTTACAAGAAATATTAAGTAACGATTGGTACAACCATCACCTTGATACTGTAGTCAAAGAAGCCAAATGGGAAGTATGTAAACGATCGTGTGGAGTATGCTAATAATATGTATGTAAATCCAATGTTAAAAGATACTAGGTTTCCTACGTGCCTTGCACCATGGAACGCCTTAACGATTAAGTGGGGAGGTAATGTATTACCAGACATTATCTATCAAGGAAAATTTGGCAATATTACAAAGCAGACATTACCAGAAATATTAAACAGTAAAGAAGCAGTAGAATTAAGAAAAGCTCATGCAGGTAGAAATATACCGCCAGCTTGTATAGCTTGTCAAAAGAAAGAACAAAGTGGTAAGAGTCGTAGAATGTATTTTTGGGATAAACTTGATGAAGATGTAAAACGTGGATCAATTAAAAATAATGCTACTAGTAAACCTGATATACGTTATTTAGACTTTACAATAAGCAATAAATGTAACCTAGCTTGTTTACATTGTAATCCATTTGTAAGTACAGGTTGGACCAAAGATGGAAAAAAGCTAAACAAAGAAAAGCCAGATTATTGGGAACAAGCAAAGATAGGATATCATGGAGTAACTGATATGCAGTTTCTTGATAACTTGTTTGCAGACCCAGACTACTTTAGAAATTTACAATGGGTAGCATTAAGAGGTGGCGAACCTTTGTATGATGAAAGTTGTAAAGCAATATTACAATGGTTTATTGATCAAGGACTAGCAAAGAATATTATGCTAGATATATCAACTAATGCTACAGTATTTGACGAAGACTTTCAAGAGATATTTAAACACTTTAAGCATATAGAATTGCTTATTAGTATAGAAGCAGTAGATGAATTATATAGTATTATACGTGGTGGAAAATACACGTTTAAAGAATTAGAAAATAATATAGAGAAATTTTATACATATGATAATATTGAAGTTGTATTTGCAGTAACCGTAATGTCAACTAATATATTTGGGTTAGATAAAGTATGGAAATGGTTTAAAGAAAAACACGAACATAGAGCAAGTATTAGTATGAGTAATGTTGTAGTTAATCCTAGTTACTTAAACATAGCATACTTGCCAGAAGAATTAAAATATATCATGTATGATAAACTTCTACAAATACCAGATAGAAGTATCTGGCCTAAAGGAAGCTATCATGCACAAGAAATACACTACCAAACAGGCATTCATGCAATAAGAGATGGATTACAGTTGGAAGGTGTAGATGAAAAAGATCAAGAGAAATATTGGCAATGGTTTATGAGATACACAAAAGACCTTGATCGTTTAAGAGGTACAGATACCTTTAAATTTATTAAGGAGTTAAAATATTATGAGTAATCCCAATTTTAGTAAAACAGGAAATAGTATATGGCATCAACCATATATGGATTTTCTAGTAAAAGAATACTTTCCCAATATTGATCCTAGTACAATAACAGATGAAGGAAATATATTGTTAGAGAATTATCCTAAATGGATAGCTAGTAGTAAGTTGAATAGTTTTACAGGTGTAGAAACATTTAAAAATAGATATGTTACAGATGGTACAATACAATCATTAGCCTGGTGGCATCATTGGACACAGGTGAATGGATATAACTTAAAAATGTTTCGTGGAGAGTTTCCATACAATAGAGATGCACAAATTAATCACCCAATGGAGTGGCATGATAGTATTGATGATACTGGAATACAATCTGGTGATGCAATATTAATAAGTGTGCCATTTAGTGGAACAGGTAGAGTACCTGAACAATACTATGACGTAATAAAACAATGCAATGAAAAAGATGTTCCTGTATTAATTGATTGTGCTTGGTTTGGTACTTGTTACGATATTGAAATTAATTTTGTTGAGCCTTGTATTAAAATGGTAGTGTTTAGTACTACCAAAGGATTAAGTTGTGGTAATTGGAGAACAGGTATAGCTTTCTCAAATATTGACGAAGGAACTGTTCCTGTACAGAATGAATGGAATCATTTAAATCATTTGAACATTGCTATTGGAAATAGATTAATGAACGAGTTTAGTCCTGATACCCATCCAAACAATTATATGAGCAGTCAGTTAGCAGTATGTGAACACTATGGATTTGAAGCTACAAACACAGTTCATATTGGACTAGCACCTAAAGGTCCAAAGTGGGACGAGTATCATAGAGATGGATTGTACAACAGAGTTAACATTGGTAAAGAAGTAAGACAACATAAGAAGAAAGGAAAATTTACTGAGTAATGGCTAGACTTCCAGAATATGCTTGTGCTTATCCATTTAAGGGTAAGATGCTTATGCATGGTGTACCAAATACACCATGTTGTAGATTTCACAATAGATTTCTGGGACCAAATGATCATAATGATTTTGAAGATATTAGAAAACTAATGATGCAAAACAAATGGCATCCTGGTTGTTACAAATGTAAAATAGACGAAGCTAATAATGGATCAAGTATGAGAACAGAAGCAGATCAATTCTTTAATGACTTTGACGATACTGTAAGACTTGAGTATCTAGAAATAACTGTAGGTAGATTGTGTAATCTAGCCTGTCTAAGTTGTGGTAGTGAATATAGTCATAATTGGGATAAAGATGAACTAGCATTAGGTATCAGTAGTCAAGAAAAGATTACTAAATTAAAAGAAGTACAAGAATATGATTTAGATAATATCAACATTGATGATCTAAAACACGTGAAGTATATTAAAGTAACAGGTGGTGAACCATTTTTACATAAACAATTTTTAAACCTAATTGTAAGATTAGCTGATCATGGAATAGCAGAACAAATACATTTAGAAATATTTACAAACTGTACATGGTTTCCAGCAAAATTAGAGCATGACGCATTATTAAAGTTTAAACAAATAGATTTAAGTCCTAGTATTGACGGAGTAGGAACTACAAATGAGCTTCTACGTTACCCTAGTAAGTGGGATAAGATAGAAGCAACACTTGACAAGTGGATAGAGTTTAAAGACGCTACAGGACGCTTAAAAATAGCTACAGCCACCACTTTAAGTGTAATTAATGCTCCACAGTTACACGAATTTATACATTGGGCTAGAGTGCATAAAGGTATTGATGTTATGTTACAAATTGTAGAAGAACCTCATTATATGAGTATTAGGCATTGGCCTGAATGGTATAAAAAGACACTTGATTTTATGATAGAGTCACAGTACGGTGGCTTTAATAAAAATGCAGGTAAGTTTAAAAGTTCTTATAAAATGATTAAAAGACTTATTAATACAGAATCAAACATTGATAATAGTGAGAAGTATATAGCAGAGCTAAACAAAGTTTTAAAACACAGAGGACAAGATATAAGTATGGCACCAAAGTTTGCCAGTATATTAAAGTATAATGATAGATAAAGAGAAATTAAAGAAAAGTAAAACTTTTTGTATGTTACCATTTATGCACGTCTATGGAAGTGCAGGTGGAGACCTTGTACCTTGTTGTGAAGCACAAGAAATACCTTTAAATGAAAAAGGAGAAAGTGCAATACAGTCTTGGAATAATAAAAACTATAAAGAACTTAGAAGGGCGTTAGCTAATGGTGAAAGACCTAAACGTTGTGATGTATGTTGGCACAATGAAGATTCTGGAATTATAAGCAATAGGCTACAATGGGAAAAAGATAATTGGAAAACTTTTTCTGATATAATAGATGTTAATGATGATTATACTGTAAACAATAAACCTTATTGGGTGGAATTAAAAGTAAGTAATTTTTGTAATTTAAAATGTATTATGTGCAGTACTCATAGTAGTTATAAACGTGTTGCTGATTTAGATATTATTAAAAAGTATACTACAGATGGATATGAAACTAGACTATTGAGACCAACTACACTATTTGAAAGCCTTGGTAAATGGCCTAGTATATGGGATACAGTTCATACTTTACAATTTACTGGTGGTGAGCCAATAATAAACAAAGAGCATTATGATTTATTAGATAGTATACCAGACGAAGTAAAGAGAAGAATTAAGTTACGTTATGCTAGTAATTTAAGTTATATCAAATTTAAAAAATACGATTTAATTGAAATTTGGAATAAGTTTAAAAGTGTTAATATAAAAGTAAGTATGGACGGTATAGGAGATGTATACAATTATATAAGAAGAGATGGTGATTGGGATACAGTATATGCAAATATGATGATATTGGATTCAGAACCAACAATAGATCTTGCCGCTGGTATAACAGTACAGGCACACAATATTTTTCATATGCCAGAGTTCTTTAAGTTTTGGAAAGATAGTCCGATTGACTTAAAGTTTATTACGGCAAACATTTTGCAAACACCAAAATACTTGAGACCTAATTTATGGCCAGCTGAATATAGAGAATTAATTTTAAATAAATTAGAAGAAGCTAAAAAAGAATTTCCAGAAATGAATAAGTTTATAACTTATTTAAAAAACAATGAACCAACTATAAGAGATTATGCAAAGATGAGGAAGTATACCAGAGATATAGAGAATCGTTATTTGCTTAATGTAGATTTAAAGAAAATGATAAAACAACATCTTGGAGTTAAACTTGAAGGTATGGATATAGTTAATGAAAGGTTAGTAAATGAAAAAGGGTGATAAAGATTGGGACTATCAATGGATAAGTGATAGCGAGATTGTAAATGTTTTTATTCCTAAAAACACTCATTTGTCTAATTGGGAAGAACTAAAACAAAAAATACAGTTGCTACAACAAGTAGAGATTGACAATCATATTAATTCAAGTATAGTAAACTTATACAATGATAGAAACATTGCGTGGGTACAGTCAGTTAGAAAAATGGGTCATAAGTATGCCGCATTTTGGTTTGATGGATGTTGGCCTAAATCAGATGGGATAGAGAAAAAAATATTACAGTTTATAAAGAATTTGGACAAAGAATGGATTACGGCAGTACATCCTAATTTTCCAGATAGTCTAATGTTACTTAACATAGACCAGTTCAATGCCTGGCCACCTAAAGCACCTAACTTTGGTAGTTATGATTTCTGGGCCGAAAGGTGGCTAGGCGAACAAACAGTTGAATTAAATCCAACAATATTAAGAAACATAGTTGTATGTGCTCCAAAGACAGATCCAGTAAACTTCTTAAATGGACTAATGGGTAAAAAATATACAGACCATACAATAACACGTGGTGCTAGAGTAGTGATTAAACGTAAAAATATACCAACTAGTCCTATATATTTTGTTAATACTGAGCCAGTTAATTCTGGTATTTCTAGTAGATTAAAACACGAAAATTTCCAACAATATGTAGGCACAACCGCAGGTTTTAAACTGCTATATTTCGCTTTTAAGTACGGTTTTGATATAGACAGTACAAAGTACATCTGGTTTGATTTCGACGCTTGTAGCCTCAAATTTAAGCGTCTAATGGTGGAAAATTGGGACGGATCTAACTATCCAGAGTTCGTAAAACAGTTCTGTAAGGATAATCCAGAAGCTAATACAGATCTATTAAAAAATGTGGACAAGGAATGGTTAAATATTGTTGAAGCATTTGGTGGTGAACATAGTTGGTTAGATTTTTGGACACAAGTTAAACTATGCAAACATGAATATATAGAAGCTGATTTAATAAATGATTACCATAAAATTACTAATGCAGTAGATAACGATAAGAGTGCATTTTTTTGGGCCAGTAACATATACAGTTATGTATTATTAAAAGTAAGAAGTGAACCATTTACATTAGAAAAGAGTTTTGCTGATTTAATTACAGAATTACAAAGAACAAAAAGATGCTGGTTCTTGGGAACAGATGTAGATGACAATGAATTAAATTGTGATGTAAGATCGATAATTGGATTCAGTACGAACGATAGTATAGGGAAAGCAATATAATGAAAATAAAAATAAATGAATATAACGACATTCCAGTATGTCATATTTCTTTTGATAAGGCATTAATTAAGTATGATGACGATACAAAAGATTCATATGTGTCTACTTTAAAAAATTGTACTAATGTAAATATAAACTTTATGGAAAGTTCTATTATAACTGAAATAGAGGACGATGAAATAATTGCAATATTAAGAAGACTAAAAAAGTTAGATTACAAATATGCAGTACTATGGGCAGAAGGCAGTTGGCCTCTTGAACCAGAAATAGACGAAGCTATTCTAAAAGCCTTTCATACATATGATAGATGGCTTGTAGCCGGACATATTTTAAATTTCAAAAATAAAGATCCTAGATTTCATGAACAATGTATAATTGTTAACTTAAAAGAAATTGATAATATTAAATGGTTAACTAAAGATGAAATACTTAAAAAGAAATATAGAGTAAGTGAAGAGAATATACACGATGATTACACTCCTTATTGGATAAAACCTATAGAAGGAAATGATGGAAAAATTGAACCAGCTAATATATTTGATAGGTTTTTATGGGTATCATTAAAAGAAGGTTATACAGTATTAAATCTTGACTTTGATATAAGAAGTAAAAAAGTATGTGTGTATCCTGAAGATGAGCAACAATGGACTCAACTACACGCAAATTTAAAATATTGGAATTCGTTAACTAAACAAAATCAAATAGAATTTGTATATGATTTAAAAAACAACGAAGCAGATAAGAAACCTTTGTTTGAGCTTTTGAATTCATCACATAATATGATATATGTTACAAACACAGAAGACGTACCAAACTATGGTTCAAAAGGTGTTGAAGTATTAGTATGTCCAGCAAGTGGATTATCTCAATTTAAACATATAGCAAATAACCTAGATACAATGGAACAAGTTATATGGGTTGACTTTAGTAAACCACAAATGGATTGGTTACAAGGACTTATTCATGATTGGAACGGTATAAACTTTAAGCAGTATTATGAAAATAATAAACCTAGTAATTTAAGTTTAATTTATGAAGAAAGTAAAGTAGATGATTTTTTTAATAGTTTTGATAGCGAACAAAAATGGCTAGAAGCTTGGTATAAGATTAAAGAATTAGAACATAGCTTTATCATAGCAGATATTATAAACTCATATGATGATATAGTATCTGTAGTAAAACCTAATAAGGTAGTATTTTTACAAGTAAGTAATATATGGAGCTACGAAGCAAATTATTTTGATAGTGGAATGAATGTATACTTCTCTCTAATTGATTATATTCACAAGATTTTGGGTAAATCAAAAAAAGTATATTTTAGTGGAGATGCAGGAGGAACACACAAAGACATGATAGACATAGGAAGAAGGACTTGGATATGAGGAAATTTGATAGATACAGAAGTAAAAAAACTGGTTTTCAAAGTGACTGGTGGGAAAGAGTTGATGATGAGACTCGAGAGCATTTTGATATATGGGAAAACTTTGATAAAAATCCTGCTTCAGCAGATAAAGTACAATTAGATGCATCAGACGATATAGACTATATTGGAGATAACACACGAGTTCCTTGGGTAAGATTACATGATATAAATGTGCCATGGGGAGATATTAAAAGAGAAGCATATCATTTAATGGAAACTGAATGTTTTACAAATCATAGATCTGCAGGATCAGGAGGTTGGATGAGCCTATGTATACACGGTATGAGTAGTGTACATACAAATTGTCCAGAAGATTATAATATGCCAGACAGGGCAGAAAAAGATTTAAGTGATTGGACTGATATTGCAAAGTTTGCACCACTTACAAAAGAATGGATGCAAGATGAAATGTTATACGATGATTTTACAAGAGTAAGATTTATGTGTTTGTTACCAGGTGGTTATATAGCACCGCATAAAGATGTGGATAAAGTACCTGGATTGGGAGCAACAAACGTTGCTATTAATAATCCAGATGGGTGTTCTTTAGTTATGGAAGAATATGGAACTATGCCTTTTAAACATGGAACAGTTTTTAAAATAAATACTGGATATAAACACGCAGTATGGAATCGAAGTGATGAACCAAGAATACATATGATATTTGACGGTGGACCGGGTATTGCATTTAAAAAGAAAGTAAACGAGAATTATGCCAAAATGTTTAATGTTTAAACATGGTATGACAATAGGACCAGTAGGAAACGTACGACCTTGTTGTATGTACATGAATGAAGATATAGATCAAAGATATAACGAATCTGGCTGGCGAGAAAAATTTGATGAATTATATGATAAAAGTTTAGACAAGTGGTTACCTAACTGCTACGAATGTAAAGCAGAAGAAGACAGAGGTAATACAAGTTTACGAATGGAAGCTAACGAATGGTTTGAAGGTGCAGAAGGAATTCAATATTGGGATTTAAAATTGCACAATACTTGTAACCTAACCTGTGTAATGTGTAACCCTACAAGTAGCAGTAAATGGCATAATCTAGTAAATCAAAATCCAAATGAAGAATGGTTAAATGTAGTTAAAAATGAAGCTAAACTTAAAACTGGGTGGCATAAAGATATACTGCCACAAATGATGGAAAATTTATATGATACAAAGTATTTAAAATTTACAGGTGGTGAACCATTTATGATTCCACACGTAAGAAAGATTATTAAAAAGTTATATGAAGATGAAGTATCACCAGCAGTACGTTTAAGTATTATCACTAACGGAACTATACCACTTGACGATGAGATGCTAAAAATGTTATTATCATTTAAGCAAGTTGTCTTTTTAGTAAGTATAGATGGAATTGAAGATAGATTTGAATATATTAGAGCAGGTGCTAAATGGAAAGAAGTATCTGCAAACTTAAAACATTTTCAGAAAATTGCAATGCACAACGACAATTTTAGTCTAACCATAAACTATTTGCCTATGTCAATAAATGCGGCACAAGATAAACTAGCTGAACAATGGGCTAAAAGTGAAGGAATACTATTTTCTAAAAGTGTTGAAATATATAGACCAAGCTACTTAACATATCGTAGCTTGAATAATAGTTTACGAGAAAGATATGAAATAGAAACAAAATATGAATACAACGAAAATGTATATAACGAATTATTAAAACACATGGCTATAAAAGATAAATTAATGGGTACAAATTTTAAACTTGCCTGTCCGGAGTTCTTTGAATGAAAAAAATAAGTAAAACATTTTGTGTACTTCCGTTCATGCACGCCGCGGTTAATCCTGGTGGCGGATTCCGTGTATGTTGTAACAGTAACCCTGCAAACAATAAAGTACTAAAAGATGACGGTAGTGGTAAAGCATACAGAATTTTTAAAGATGATGTTAACGAAATGTGGAACAGTAAATGGATGCAAAATATACGACAAGAATTTATTGATGGTAAGAGACCAGAAACTTGTCAAAGATGCTTCCGTGAAGAAGATGCAGGTGTTCGTAGTCCACGTATAGGATACAATGAGAAATGGCTCAAAGATGATGTTAAAATAGAAAAAGAGATACCTTTAGACGTTAGATATGTTGACTTAAGGCTAGGTAACTTGTGCAATCTAAAATGTAGAATGTGTAATCCATGGAGTAGTAGTATGTGGGTTAAAGATTGGAACAAAGTTGTACCAGGACAAACTGGACTAACACCAAACGAACCTTTAAGTAAAGAGCAATTTGATTATATGGAAGTTATGAAAGAATGGCCAGATAGAAAACAAACTGGAGTTAACTTTGTTGAAATAGCAGAAACAATAGAAGAGATTTATTTAACAGGTGGTGAACCTACGTTAGCAACAAGTCAATATGCATTGTTTGATTATTGCATAGAAAAAGGAATAGCAAAGAAAATAAAACTAAAGTATAATACTAACCTTACAAATATTCCACAAAAAATGGTAGACTATTGGCATCACTTTAAAGGCGTTCAACTTAATACAAGTATTGACGCAACAGGTTCTAGAGATAGGTATATCAGATATCCTAGTAACTGGGCAAAGGTAGAAGAAAACTTTGATAAACTAAATGCTATGCCAAATGTATATATTCAGTTGCATTGTACAGTACAAGCATTAAACATGGTTGCTATGAATGAACTATTTGATTGGGTAGCAACAAAGAACTTACGTTTAGAAGATCAGGTATATTTAAATATTTTAAATCACCCAGAAAATATGAACATAAGAATATTACCAAAACAGTTAAAAGAATTAGCTGAGAAAAAACTACAAGACTACTTGCATATACCAAAAGTGCAAGATACAATTAATTATATGTGGGCAGAAGATTGGCACGAAAGACGATGGAAGGAATTTATTGATTTTAATAAAGTAACTGATGAATTACAAAAAGGAAAACTAATAGATGTATGCCCCGAATTTAAGGAGTATATCTAATGAAATATAACAAAAGAAACAATAGGGATCCTAGAGGGATATTTGCTGGAATGGACGAAGAGTTATTTGAAAAACTTAAAAAGTCAATAGGTGTTGCAAAAGAAGAAAAAAAGTTTATAAAGTATAAACCTAAAAAGAAACCAGGAAAAAGTAAATGAGAATAATCTGTACAGGTAATCCAGAATTTGGTGTTGCAAAAGAAATAGCACATCGTTGGCCAGAAACTACATTTGTAAGTAGAACAGGTTGGGGTTACGATTTAACTGAAAATGGTTATAAAAACAAGTTAGCTGAAAAGGTGCTTAATTATGACGTTTTTATTAACTGTTCCGCACTATGGCAGTATCATCAAACTCTGGTACTAGATACAGTCTATAAGAACGCTTTAAAGAACCTAAAACGACTACATATTGTGAGTTTAGGCAGTACAACCGACAGGACCAGCAAAGGTTCTGATTGGCAGTATCAGCAAGAAAAGAAAGCATTGCGTTCAACTAGCAACGCATTGGGTTTAAAAAGCATTTGGACAGGCGGTCCTAAAGTAACATATGTAACATTTGGTACACTAGAAAATAATGCACACAAACACCCAGATAGAAAAGTAATGAAATTATCAGAAGCAGTAGATTGTATAGAATATGCAGTTAATATGCCTTGGCACTTAAACGTTAATGAATTGAGTGTTGACCCAATACAAAAGGATTGGCCTTAATGAGTAAATTTTGTTATATGCCTTGGCACGCCGTTACATTGAGTGCTAATGGTGATATTAAACCTTGTTGTCAGTTTACCAATAGAGGTAGGAAACCTAATACAGAACATCCTACTATTATGGAAAACTATAATAGTGAACGTATGCAACAATTAAGACAAGATTTTAGAGATGGGAAACAACCTGATGCTTGTAAGAGTTGTTGGGAGAGAGAAGATTTAGTTGGCGAAAGTAGACGTCTTTGGTTTAATAAAAAGTTTATGAAGAACAAAGAAGAATTTAAAAAAGGTATTATACCAGATACAAATATTGTAGAGTTTCCTAAATTATACCAAGCAGATATTAACTTGTCAAATGTATGTAATTTAAAATGTCGTATGTGTGGAAGTTGGGCAAGTAACAGTTGGTTTAAAGAAGAAATAGCATTAGCAAAGATTGATAAAAGATATCAAAAAAATATTAACGAAGTTCCGTTGCTACAATATAGTCTAGAAGATTTAAGAAACTTACTACCACACTTAAAAGATGTTATGAGAATAGACTTCAAAGGTGGCGAGCCTATGATGGCAAAACATCACAATCAATTCCTACAATGGTTAATTGAAGAAGGCATGACAGACATAGAATTGTTTTATACAACAAATGGTACAGTACAAAATCCTAAAATTTTAAACTTGCTAAAACAGTTCAAACGTGTTAGTATATGTTTTAGTATAGAAGGTACTGGTAAACTTTATTCTTATATAAGAGGTGGCAAATATAATATAGAACAGTTGGAAGAAACATTAGCTGAATATAGCAAATTGGAAAACGTGCAAATAATGTTTAATGTAACATTACAAAACTACAATGTATTCAATCTACCAGAGTTGCATAATTTCCTTAACGAATTAGAAGATAAATACCCAAGAGTAAGTGCTAATAATAGTTTTACTACTATTTGTAATCAACCTGCTTATTTGAGTCCAATGAATTTACCAGATAATTTAAGAGACCAGGCAGTAGAAAGATTGTCAATTTATGATGATTTTAAAAAATTAGTAAAGAGTATGAACAAAAGAACTTTTAATGAAGAACAATGGGACATCTTTATTAATTACACAAAAGATTTAGATAAACTACGTGGAGACAATGTAGTTGAAGCAGTTCCAGAACTAAAGGAATACTTTGTATGCTAGTAGGTATTGAAGATAACTTTCCAGCTAAAGATGAACTTTTAAGAGTTGAGTGGAACATAGGTAAACGTTGTAATTATAATTGTAGTTACTGTGGTAACGAACTACATGATGCTACAAGTGATTCTATGCCTTGGGAAGTATACACCTCCACTATAGATAAAATTGTAGAAGCATCAAAAGGTAAAAAAATAAAAATAAGTTTTACAGGCGGTGAGCCATTTGTTAATCCAAGGTTTGTTGATATGTTAAAGTATGCTAGAGAAAATGGTGTATACAGATGTAGTGTAACAACCAATGGAAGTCCTCCTCCAAAGATATATAAAAAAGCATTGCCATATTTACATTATATGATTATAAGCTATCATTTTGAATTTGCATATCATGAAAAAGTAATTAACAATGTAAGAGGTATGTGGGAAGAAATTAAAAAGTATAGAGAACAAGATCAATGGAAAGGTATGCACGTTCATATTATGGCATTACCTGGAATGAAAGATAAATGGATTGAGATAACAGACGAATTAAAAGATATGGGTGTTGAATATACTATTCGTAAAATAAGACCAAGAGTCAATATGGATAGAACAGGTTGGAACAAACCACACAGTGATGGTATGTTAGGACAACATCCTTTACACGAAGAAACTATTAAATTTGCAGGACAGTATTATAGTCCTGAAGAAGAAAGTTGGTTACGAGAAAATGCATAATCAACCAGATGATAAATTAGAAATTGAAATAACTAGTAAATGTGTTTTACAATGTCCAGCTTGTTCAAGAATGAAAGATATAAATCATGGTGGTATATGGGACGCAGGACATTTAGATAAAGAATTATTATTTAATATAGCAGATACTACAAATTTTAAAAGATATACATTTTGTGGTTGTTATGGTGATGCAATATATCATCCAGATTTTTTAGAAATTATGAGTTATTTTGTTGAAAGAGATAAGTGGACACAAGTACATACAAATGGTAGTGCTAAACCAGAAAAGTTTTGGCAAAAAGCCGCTGAACAATCTTGGAAACGTTGTGAGTTTGTTTTTAACATAGATGGGTTAGAAGACACTAATCATATCTATAGAATAAATGCAAAGTGGAAACAAATAATGACTGGCGTAAAATGGATGACTAGTATACCAAAAGAAAGAAGACCCAGACTAGAATGGAAAATGTTAATTTTTAAATACAATGAACATCAAGTTGAGACGGCTAGGCAAATGGCAATGGATTTAGGATTTGATAGATTTAATCCTGTAGTAAGTTTGCGAGGTGAAGATAATTACGGAATTCAAAAAGGCGAGGATAATCCATATGTATAAGATTAACCCAGCCTTAGAACCAAGATGTACACACGATGATAATATGATTAAAAACAATATTCAATTAGGTGCTACTGGTGATGTGAGACCTTGTAACTTTTATGGTTCGCGCCTTAACTGGCAAAAATTAGAAAAATGGTGTGAACAAAAAGGTCTAAATCTTGCAAAGTTAAATATAAAAATTAGTACAATGCAAGAAATATACGATTCAGATGTATTTAAAGCAATATTAGATGGGCATGAAACATTAGATTTACCAAGTCCGTGTTTACAATTATGTAAGAAAAATAATACTACACCAGGCACAGGTTACAAAGAAACAGACAGAGGATACGGTAGAGCTGAAACAGAGGAACATTTAGATGGCAATTAATAACTTTAAAAATATTATTGTACATTACAAAGATGGAACAAGTGAAGAAGATAATGTTAACAATATTATGGCCAAAGAACTAAATGACTTTCGTGGTTGGGAATGTTGGGCAGGTGTACAAAACATTACCATAAGCAATACCGGTGACGTATATAGAGCTATATGTAAGGTTGGAGGTAAGCTAGGAAATATATATGATGGTTTTGAAATGCCTGAAGAAACTATAATGTGTACTAAACCAAGTTGTGTATGTGCGGCAGATGTGCAATTAACTAAAGCATTACCTAAACACGTTGACAGAGTTAGAATAGGACACGAATCAAAACATTCAAAAGACGCTATTGATGATGAGTTAGATTCTCTTCTAAAGGATTACAAAAATGAAAAGTAATTATATAAAGTTTTACGAAAGAGCCATAGGCAAGATAGGAAAACTTCCTGTTGATAAATCTACATTTTGTCCACTACCATTTAATCATATAAGCACTATGCCACAAGGAGAAATAAAACTATGTTGTAGAGGACAACCTCCACGTGATGGAAGAAATCCAAATGTAAGTGATCCAGATTTTGATTTAAAAGAATACTGGAATGGCGAATATATGAATGAGGTTAGAGATTCATTATTGCTAGGAGAAAAAATACCACAATGTAGAAATTGCTGGAAAATGGAAGCACAGGATATTGTTAGTCTAAGATTAAATAGAATTACAGATACAATGGACCAAGAGACAACAAGAAAAAATGTAATACAGTATTTAGAGCATAGAGAAGTTGATTTTAATATACCTTTACTAGAACTAAAACTTTCAAATGTATGTAATTTTAAATGTAGAATGTGTTGGCCAAAAGATAGTTCTAAATGGATGCAAGATTGGGATAAAGTTAAAGAATTTTATGGCAAAGGTGATCAAGAATATATAGGCGATATTGTAGAAAAGAATGATATGTATAAAAGACGTGTTATGAATCTATATGAAAGAGATGAGAAGTTTATTTCACAATTAATAGGATTAATGGAACACGTTGAAGAATTAGAATTTGCTGGAGGGGAGCCACTTATGGATCCCATTCATTATAGAGTTTTAGAAGCAGTACCTAATCCAGAAAAAGTTACATTAAAATATAGTACCAATTTAAGTATTATGAAGTTAGGTAAAAAGCATATTATAGATATATGGAAAAAGTTTAAAAACATTAAACTAACTATTAGTATAGATGGATATAAAGAATTAAATGAACGTATAAGAAGAGAAAGCGATTGGGATTTGCTAAAATCAAACATAGAACTATGTAAATCAGAATTAGATAACCTAGATGTTATAAAAGGTACTACTTGCATTAGTGGCATGAATGCAAAAGAGCTTGGCGAGACTGCTGAAGCTATTGTATTTGAACTTGGTATTCATTGGCATACTAGCCGTCTACAATGGCCAGATTTCCTTCATGCAAACGTTCAGCACCCTACAGAGCTCCAAACAGGAATAGACGGCTTAAAACGGGTATTTGACAGCTTAAACCACCAGGATAGACGCAATACTCCTAGAAGGTTTATGTTAGAAACTCACATCAATGGAGCTATTAGTTGGTTAGAAACTGCTATTAAGAATAATAAGCATGATGAAAAATATGAACAATATCGCAAGTTTAATAATAAGTTGGATCAAATAGATGAAACATAGAATTTTAGTAAACTATCATATGGACGAAAAAGATAAATCTGTAGATTGGTTTGAAAAGTATTTAGAACTAAATTTAGGAAAAAAAGGAAAAGCATGGTGGTCACAAGATGTTACTGATTATTGGGAATGGAATACTAGATGCTTTTATTTTACAAATAAAAGAAAAATGAAACAATGTTGTATGATATTAAAAATGTCAAAAACTACTTGTAAATGTAGAGGATGTGGTACTATCCATATCTTAGGAGAGGACGACAGTGAGTAAAGATAAAGACTTAAAATGGAGTGAATACGATTTTACTGCAACACCGTATAATGATCTAGTTAGAGTAGGTCAACGTACAATGTTGTATAGAGATATGTTTACTGTTAGTTGGCTACTAGGAAGATTCTGTAATTACAAATGTAGTTACTGTTGGCCTTATGCTAGAAGCGATAGAAAAGATCATAGACCTACAGAACTTTGTTTAAAAACTGTAGATGAAATAAAACGTCAAGCTCGTGAACGTGGCTTCAATAGTTTTCATTTTAGTTTAAGTGGAGGTGAGCCAACATTCCACCCTGGCTATTTAGATATAATGAAGCATCTATCAGATGATGCACACAATACAAATTATACAAGTGTACATATGACTTCAAACTGTAGTCGTAATATGAAATGGTTTGGAACATATGTTGATTATGCAAGTAAATTTCATAGAGCAAGTATTACTGCAAGTTTGCATACAGAGCACGTTGACTCAAAAGAAAAAATGCAGGCGTTTGCTGATAAACTTATATTTTGTCAAGAACATGATGTACAAATTACAATTAATCAAGTTATGGTTCCAGAATGGTTTGAAAGAGATTGGGAAAATGCATTGTTCTTTCATGAACAAGGAATTAATGTTACATTAAAACCTCAATCAGATCCTACTGCAAGTAAAATTGTAGACGGCTATACAGATGAAATGAAACAAAGGCTTTATAATGGAATGCCACAAAGAGCATATACAGAAGCTAAAGCACAACAACGACAATTAGTTGTAAGACCTAAACCTAATTTTAAAATTGATAAAGACGATCATTATAGAAAACAAAGTGCAGATGTGCCATGGCATATGCAAATTGAGTTTAGAGATAAAGAAGGCAGTCCTTGGTATATGGATCAAGCAGAAAGATTTAATGCTTTTAATTTTAATAAGTTTGAAGGTTGGGAATGTAGTAGTGGATATAGATCAATTATTATACGTGAACCAGATGGTAGTATTAAAAGAAGTTATAGCTGTCACGATCAGCCTTTAGGAAACATTGAAACAGGATTCAAACTATTTGATGGTCCTGTAAAATGTACTACTGGTGCTTGTGTATCAAGTGCTGATAGTAAAATACCAAAACGTAAACCAGGCACTCAGATGCCATTATTTCCAGGCGATGAAACATTTAAAAAAGGTATTAACTAATACACCACTTAGAATGACAACAAATATGGAACCAACAAAAAAGTTTGCATGGTTACCAAAAAAAATGTCTAGTGGTAAAATTGTTTGGTTTAGCTGGTACTGGATAGAAAGGTATCTAACTAGTGTTGATCCTAGACATAATTGGATAAGAGTAACTCTATTTTCAGAATGGGAATATTTTGTTAAAAAAATGAGCGATTAAATATTGGCCCACTTTGTATTAGCATAGCCATTAGCCTGTGCCCAACGAATAAACAATCCAACTTCTCGACCATGTGCTTCTATTTCCCAAGGAAGATCCCAATACTCAGTTGATTTAGTACAAACACTAGTTGACTTCCATGATGTTTTATTAGTGTGAAAAGTATTACTATCACACATCTCATTACGAGCATACTGTTTAACGTGTACCATTTCGTGTGCCACAGTTTCAAGTATTTGTCTCATACTTAATTTATAATCTACTTCAATATCAAATTCACGTGGATTCTTTGTGTCAGCTAATTTTGTACAATAACCATTTGCGTCATTGATACTTTTAAGACGAATATCTATGTCAAGGGTTCGCATACGTGGCATAAGTTTTTCAATACAGAACTGAACCATACTTTCAACTTTATCACGTTGAGATTTTATTCCACCTGTTACTTCAATATTATTCATTGTCTAATGCTTTCCACTCTTCGTATGTAAGGTAAGTGTCTTGATCTGGATTATAATATTTTCCTTCTTTAGGATCGTAGTAAACTGGCTGACCTGATTTAGTTTGAAAAGGTCCTTCAAGACCAGGACGTTCCTGGTACTTTACTCGATCTAATGTAGGTAAAATATAATAACCCATATGCATCTCCTTGTTTCTAACTATACATATATAATAAGATATCTTGATCGAAAAGTCAACCTTTTTAGTCAAGAAAAAACCCTTGCAGAACAAGGGCTTTAAAATTAATTTAAAATTTCTACAAATTCTTGTACTTGAATACTGCGAAAGTTTGGTAGAAAATAACGACTTTGTCCTTTGATTCTACATTCAAGTAAAGGCTTTTTAAATATATTATCCCAGGCTACTGTATTTGACATATTTTCTCTATCTACAGGAAAATTAATTATAGTTTGGTGTTCTTCATCACCTCTTGGAAGCATCCAACAATATTGCTTTACATTTTTATTTCTATTCTTTTCAATATATGTTTCTGCTGGTGCTAGTTTACATATGGTTTCTTCAGTAACCTCAAGATCTTCTGGAGCCGACCAACCCATATGTGTTAGCCTACTTTTTGTTAAATCAACATATCTGAAGCTTGGTAAAGTTACACAAAGTCCAACCCAACGAGCTTCCATTGGTCTATCTTGAACTGCAAGATACTTTGCCAATGCTAATTGATATTCGCTCATTTCTTCTGGTGCCTTCATTTTAGTCTGAAACAATGAAGTGGCATAATGTTTCCAAGTTTCTTCTGTTTGCTTTATATCTTCTTCAGATAACTTGGGCATCTTACCTTCAGTTATAGCTTCACCTATTTCTTCTCTATCTGCACCTGCATTAAACATTGATGTTGCTAACTGTAGAGCTTGTAAACTAGTAATAGGTAATTGAGTTTGATCTTGAAAGGGATCTCTGTCTTCCTCTATAAATGGATTATGAGGCTTAAATGTTGCAGGCCCTCCTGGTAGCTGAACTGTTACTGCTGAATTGTTATTCTTTGAACTGATTTTTGATATTGCGTCAAGCACATCTTTTGCACTTGGATTTTTTTTATTTGTGATAGACATACTAGTGTCTCCTATGGTTTGTACAATACTGCCATGATGCACCTCACAAGATGTGGGCCCATTACCATTGATATTATCGCTGGACTGCCTGTAGTGTTCACTTGCTAGTACAAGTCGGGCAGTGATTCCGTATTGCCTGGAATATTGTTATAATATACTTTATGATTTGTTGTTTGTCAAGTAAAATAGTTTGATTAAAGTGTGTGATCAGCCAGCTTATTATCAATCATTTGCTTGGCTGTAAAGTATTGATCGCTTGGTGTGTTTAGTTTTTTACGTACATCTGCTAAACTCATACCAGTTGCCTCACGTAAAAGATTTAAACATCTCATTTCACAGTTGTTATTTTCTTTCATCTGTGATCTCATATCATGCATTTTTGATTCCATTGCATCTGAATGCTGGTGATTCATTATACCTGTATTTTTGGCAATGTATCTTTCGCCTTGTTTACCACAAGCAAAAATTAATAAACCTGCACTCATTACTGCACCAATACCAATAGTACTTACGTGATGATAACTGTTCTTCATTATATCAATTAATGCAAATGCTTCATATAGATCTCCACCATAAGTGTTGATGTATAATTTTAATGTACGTTTTGGTTTTTTATTTAGATTAGCTGATAATATCCACTTGATTGCTTCAGTAACATTTTCGTTGGTAATTTCTCCAGTCAAATAATGAATATCATTGTCGTGTAAATGTGCGTCAACTCTATCTGATACTGTATAGTGATCGTATTTTTTCATCTAGGTGAATTGTAACTTAATGGTGCTTCGCCTCTGACAAAACCATTATTGTTATCAATGCTATTTATGATTCCTTGATCAACGCCCTGTAGTTTAAGGGCGTTTTTCTTTGGGGGCAGTGGTTCTCGCTTAATTCTGTCAAACGAGACATCTTGGTTTTCTATTCTAGTTCCACTATTTTCTTTAGGTTTAAATTCGCCTTCTTGTGGACGCCCTTGAGATGCTTGTTGGTTTAATCCTGATAGCAATTTTGCATTTTCTTTAGTATATGGAATTCTGTAATATTTTGGTGTAGGAGTATTTTCATGTCTAACTAAGAATACTATATCTGGCTTTTGCATTTCTGCCCATATTAGTTCTACTTTACCTTCTGGCAATCCATTAATTGGTGTTCCTTGTAAAACATATATTGAATAACCAGTGTAAATACTAGAACTTAATATAATTGGAATTAAGAAAAATAGTGCTACTAAATTACTCTTAGATTTTATAAGAGCATATACAGATATTACCGCTAATAAAAATAATAAAATTGATGCTATGTAAATCATATTAACCGCCTGTCTCCGGAACTATATCTCTATAGTGTGTAAATATTTCTTCAACGTTACCTAATTTATCTACTGTAAAAGCTGGTAACCTTTGTTTTTCTCTTTTTGTGTTTAGTTCACCGGATATAGAATATAATTCTCTATATGGATTAACTTTCATTACGGTAACTGTATAAGGTAAAGGTTCCAAAGTAGTTGTTCTACTATAATAATGAACTCCTACAAAATAATCACCAGGAACAATACCTCTTATTGTAATTGTTTCTCTATTAGTTTGAATTACTTTTTCAACTCCATTTATTATTACTTTATCATTTGTTCTACCTAAATCATCTCTATCTAAATGTAATGGTGTTAATTCTCTATTACTAAATCCAACAGGTTTTGATGAATCACGTTGTACCCATAAGTCAACATCATCTGCCGCAGTTGATGGCCAAGTTAATACAATTAAAAATTCAGCTTTGTTTGGTATGTCGCTTTTCTTTGTTATGGGGTTAATAAGAAGAAATGCTATTACAAATAGCATTACAAATCCAACAAGAACGTTGAACAATAAATCATTGAAGGCTAAATTTGAACCAATTATTGTTCTTTTTGATTTTTTAGACATCTTCTTGCTCTTGCATTACAATCTGTACTTTAATAAATAGGCCAGCAATTAGTCCACATAAAGTTGTAAGCAAGGCAGTACTCATTCCAGAAGCCATGTCAACTATAACCTGTCTCATACTTTCTATATTACTTGGATCAATTTGTTGAAAGCTACTGCCCAACATAAACATAAATCCAATAACAGTACCAATCATACCTACAGTCATGCATGACTCAGCTACAAACCATGGTTTATCAAAGTCGTCTTCGTTATTGTAAATCTTATATCCAATAGATGCAGTTGAAAAAAACCACATCGTAAATATTACGAAGCTTAACTTTGTTACGTCATTTTCAATTAAGAAAGGTATTATTCCATAGAAAATAGAAATACCTACTGCGATTACTTGCACTACTGCAACCAACCACCAGATTAAGAATTTTTGTGTCATTATAGTTCCCTCTATGTAATTATTTATCTAAATTATTAGATAAACGAAAAAGCATAGCCTGCTCCTTATTAAGCAGGATATATAGTGTTAGAAACGTATCTGGTGTGTACGAATCTATTGAATCGTGCTTACAGTTGCCTGTAATTACTATTTTTTCTGGATTGTATTTGTTTACTATTGGTGTTATTTCTTTTACATAACCGCATAGCTGATATGCAACATATTTTCCTATGTACTTTAAGTTAGTCTCTATCTTTAAAGCCATTGTGCAATAGGTCTGTTATGTAATCACTATTAGTAATCATATTCAATCTAGTATATTCGTCAGTATCAATAAAGTAGTCATAGAACTGATTATACAGATCAAGATTACTCGTAAGAGCTAATTGTTTACACATATATTTATAATAATCTGTACTAGCCGATTTGTCGTTAGTTAATAGATTATCTGTGTCAATTATTATGTCTTCTATTAGAGAAAGATCTTCTACTACTTCTACATTAAAAAATTCTTTCTCAAATTGTTTTGTTTGTTCTTCTATTACTTTACCTTTAGATCTTTTATTAAAATCCCATATATAATAAGGACCTGATTGTTTTACAAAAAATCTACGTTGTTTTTTATCATTCATCCAAGAGCCAGGAAATATACTATTTGGTAACATAAAAGTAAATTTACTTTCTAATATTGGATTTCTTTCTATGTCTTTAAAGTCTGCTAAACTTTCTTTGAGTGTATCAATAAAACTATCTTGCTTCATTATTGAATGGAAGTCAGCATTTATATGTGGCAGTCTTGTAATATCTTCATGTTCTTTATACAGGTATATAGGAGTTTTATGTATGTCTTCTAGTTGTTGCGGCAAACAACCTGTTTCTGGCGAATATGTTAAAAGGTGGTCAACAATAGTAGATTGTCCCATTGCTCCTTTATAGTTTATATTAAAGATTAAATTACTTATTGTCATTAAGTGTCCTTGATATCTCAATCAATGTGGCACTTAAATTAATTTCTGGATCTGCAACCTGCGTATGTTTTATCATGCCTTCTCTAATAGCTAGTACACAAGAATCATATTGAAAGTCATCTTTAGCATATAGATCTAAGTTTTTATACAACCAAGTAAAGATGTCATTGTATTCATCTGGTCTTGCACTTTTAATAATTAGTTTACGGGCGTCAGCTATCTTACCTGCTTTAAACAATTCTACCATTGTTAAACGCCATTCACTTGTGTTTGTATTTTCATCAGGCATAACAAGATTGTTATCTACAATAGTCATCTGTACTGTATTAATTGTTTTACGTAAATCAGGATAGTTAGCTCTAACCATTGCATCTAATGTTTCAAGATCAAATTTAACATTGTTGTCTGCTAATATCTCACCTACTCTTACAGTAAATTCTGTCTGGTCTAATTGATTAATATGAAACCCTTGACACCTACTATGAAGTGCAGGAATAATCATATTAGGATAGTTACAAGTTAAAATAAATCTTACACTAGCATGATATTGTTCCATTACACCACGTAAAGCCGCTTGACCTTCTGGCGAAATATGATCAGCCTCATCAAGTAAGATTACTTTAAACTCACCCCACGGCATAGTTTCACTAAATGCACTAATACGTTTACGAATCATTTCAACGCCGTTGTCTCTACTAGCATTGATGTATAACACATCATTTTTTTCTACTTTAAGTTCATTAATAAGAACTTTTGCTAATGTAGTTTTACCAGTACCTGGGCTACCACTGAATAGTAAATGCGGAATTCCTCCATCATTAATCCAGTTCTGTACTTGCTTTCGTTGTGCTTCATCACGAAATACATACGTACTAATATCTGCTGGCCTATATTTTTCTACCCAAAGATCTTTAGCCATCTATAATTGCCTCCCACGTCTTTTGTTGTTCCATTTTCCTGCTTTTTTAAATTTAGCTTTTTCATAAGATTTATGTGCTAGAGCTTTCACGTCAAAATCACATTTTTCTAATACTGTATTATACGTTGATTTTTTATAAAAGTCAATGGTTTTATTAAAATACTCAACCAGCTGATTATAGTCATCTTTGTTTTGTAAGTCAAATACACATTCTACATTTTCTCTTATCAAGTGTTCGCCTATTGATTGTGAATCATGAACATTACCAAGAAGACAATCATCCCAATCAATGATAATCCAATCACCAATATCAAACTGCAATACATTTCCATGCCCGCCATCGGTATTCCAATAAGGAAATATTTTTATATTTGTATCTATATATTTTGATAATATATGTTTATTATATAAATCTAAGTCCATATATAATGGTGTTAATAATCTGTTTTTACTAGCAAGGAAAGATATGTTTTCGTCTAGTTGAAAAACGTAAGGAACTTTTGTCATTTTATACTTAAGAAAAGTATTTGATATTATTCCATTATCAAGTTTCCAAGTATGTTCTGGTTGTTCAAAAATTTCCCAATCATCTTGTATTAGTTTTTTAGGGTGTAATGAGTTTATTAGATCAGCTTGATCTTTTATACTTGCATCGGGTGGCGTTATCAAAGGTATTATTTTTACAATAAAATTGCCATCGTCGTATGCCCATCTTGGACACCCGTTTGTATTTCCTGCCTCATATTTTTCTAATATTAATTTGTTGCTCATTGTAACTCGTTTAACTTATTGCCTATATTTTTTATACCAAGCATTTTTCTCATAAGTTCTTTGTTTTTTTCTGCATATTGTTTTTTAATATCATTATCAATTCCAAATAAGTCATAATCAGTATGAAACACTTCTTCGTATTCAAGTATATCAATATTTTTGATATTTGGGTGACTACTGTTATTAAGTAAACTATGATCTGTTTGCAATTTAAAATATCCATGATCTTTGTACATAGCTTCAATAAACACAGGAAAGTTTTCTATGGTATACACTAATCCTCTACTTCTGCAATAAAAGAAAAATAAGTACATCATATTATTAACTTGATTATCTTTAAACTCTGAATTAAATATTGCATTACTTTTTGTAAAATGCATTACTTCTACACTATGTCCAAAGTTATTCCAATCTTCAAACATTGTTTTATTCTCTATTCTATTAATCATTCTAATTAACCACATAGAGTTAGGTATAGTATCTGGACGAGCTGTCATACGTTTTATAAACAATAATAGTTCAGTAATAAAACCAGGCTTTATAACAACCATCTTATTTACAATAATTTTGTCTAATATATCTGTTGGCCAGTGATGTCCAATAAGTATCTCATGATGAGGTTCTATATCAAATTGAGACCCATAAAAGTATCTTTCTTTAGCTATAGTCCTGTACTCGTTATTAGTATCAGAGTTTGTAACTATATTATTACCAGGGTATAGTTGATCAACAACAAAAAAACCGCCGCCACCACTTGCCCATAATAATCCTTTATCAAATACGTGTTTATCATTGCTCATATAATGTGTTCTCTTTATACATAGTAACAAGTTGTTCCCAAGGCAAATAACTATTCACCTGAAAAAATATCCTATCGGATTTATTTACTGGAACACCGTGTTCTATTTTTGCATTTATTAATGTAACGCCTGTATATGTGTATTCAAACAATTTATTTTTATTTTCATCATAGTATACAATAGGACTTGGTCCATCAGTTATTGGAAACATAACTACCGCAGTTCTTTTTGGATCAATGTGCGATGGCAAAACTCCGCCGGCTAATACTCTAGTAAACTTACAATCAGTTTTAAAATTAAATTTATTTTTTATTTCTTCTATTACAGGGCTACTAGGATTAAAAAAATCAGAAAATAAATTATCTTTACTTGTATCTAAATTTCTTGATTTTTTAAAATGAGGATTAGCTACATAATTTTCATTATTGTCTTGTACATCGAATAATGCTTGATGATCATATTTAAAATCAGGTAAGGGTATTATGTACCGATCATCCATTAAACAAGCTACTCACACTCTCTTCGTTAGTAACACGTCTAATTGCTTCTCCTATCATTCCTGATACACTAACTTGTCTAGTCTTTTTACAATCATCTGGACATTTAAAGTTAATACTGTCTGTGATTACTAATTCTTCTAGTACACTATTTTCTACTTTTTTACAAGCTCCATTTGTAAGAACACCATGTGTAATATATGCTCTAACAGATAGTGCTCCTGCGTCCATAATTGCTTGAGCGGCATTACATAGTGTTCCACCACTATCAACAATGTCGTCTACTAGAATTGCATGAAGTCCTTTTACCTCTCCAATTAGATTCATTACTTCTGATTTACCTGCTTCTGGTCTACGTTTGTCTACAATAGCTACATCACCATTAAACATATTGGCAAACTTTCTTGCTCTAACTGTACCACCTGCATCAGGACTTACAAATACAGTTCCTACATTCTTTGCATTAGGAATAGCTTCTTTAATATCGTTACTGAATGCAATACGTGATGTTAAATCATCTACAGGAATATCAAAAAATCCTTGTATCTGACCTGCGTGTAAATCCATAGTAATAATTCTATCAGCACCAGACTTTGTTAATAAATTGGCTACTAGTTTTGCAGTAATAGGCGTACGACTTGCACTCTTCCTATCTTGTCTAGCATAACCAAAGTATGGCATGACAGCAGTTATTCTGTCAGCACTAGATCTTCTAGCGGCATCAATCATTATCATTAATTCCATTAGACTATCGTTAACTGGTGTACTTGTTGATTGTATAATAAAAACATCTTGACCCCTGATGTTTTCTAAAAATTCTACATTGCATTCTCCGTCTGCAAATGTATCAATTTTTGTTGGGATTAGTGTAGTTGAACAGTATTTGGCAATTTTATTAGCAATTTCTAGATTGCTATTACCTGCAATAAGTTTCATAAGACTTTCTCCTAGCGGTGTTAAAAGTTAGTTCTATTATAACAATTATATTGCATTATGTCAATTACAATTTCAACATTAATGCCATAATATCAAGAACATCACTTGGTTTAGCATAGTATTCTTCTTCTAGCCATTCTTTTTTTAGTGTTATTTCTGGGCAATTGAATGCATGATCACCATTACCATTGTTAAATGCACAATAGTTCCATACACGAGCAACACAAGGTAAATGTGTCATACCCATCTTAGGACACAAATATATTCTATGGTTACCTGTTTCTAATCTTACTTGTCTACTGAATACCCCTACCCCAATGATGATTGGTTCCTGAATACCATTTTGATTGATATTCATTGAAAGTTCTAAATCATCATTGGGGCTAGGCGTAGGATTACGCCAGGGTGCAATTAATTGTATAGGCATTTTTTGTACAAATTGTTCGTACATGGCCTACCTTTAATATACAGTTACTATTTTATCTGCAATACCATGTTTAACTGCCTCTTCTGCAGTTAGCCAAACGTCTTGTGCTGGCAATAGTATTTCACGAATTTTCTTTTCAGTTAAGCCTGTACATTTTTTATAATGTTCTATCATACGTTCACTTGATAATTCAAACTCTTTGACACGAGCAAATAGTTCGTGTTCTTTACCGCCTGAACCCCAAGAATATTGATGTGATAATATACTTGTGTTTGGTGTTAAAAATCTTTTACCTTTTTCACCTGCCATAAATGTAAGGATACCACACGATGCAATCATTCCTAATCCTACAGTCTTAATATCAATAGCACTACCTTTCATTGCATCAATTAATCCAAATGCGGCGTGAACTGATCCACCAGGACTATTAATAATAAGTGTAAGCTCATTTGGTCTTTCACTGTCTGGTAACAAGTTCTTTTCAATGATCCAATTTACTACTGGTCTTGTTGATTCATATGTAAATGCGTCTGCAAAATAATATACACCAGCATTCCACATCATTTGTCCAGGTTGTACTGGTGGTTGTGGAGGACTCTTTGGTCCATTTTTATCGTCAAGTGCCGCACTCATTTGAGCTAAAGCACCATGTAATTTTTCTAAGTTCATTTTGTTCCTATTCTTCTAAGGGGTTAGTATCTTGTACGGCTAAGCAACCTTCGTTGTCAAGCAGATAAACTTTATCTTCTGCGTCATCTACACTCATACCGTTACTCCATCGTCCATGATCTACAAGAACGTACTGATCTTCATTGATCCAATCAATTTTTTCTCCAACACTAAAAACTTTAAACCACCTTGGTCTAATACCGGTTACATCTGCATCTTTATCTTGCATAAAGATTCCACCTTTAGATTGTTTGTAGTCTCCAGGCTTTTCTATCATGTAAGCTAGTATTTTATTTGGCATTGCTTTAATCATATTATTCTCCACTTTTAATGTCAATTGTTTCCATACTACCATCACTAAATTCTACTTCATGATATGAAGTACCATCGTCTCTAGTTCTTGTAGTACGTTTAATTTCTGTTGGTTTAGATTCTTTTTTAGGTTCTACTTTAGGTTCAGCTTTAGGTTGTTCAACTTTAACTGTTTCTGGTTTTTCTTCAGTTTTAATACTTACTTCCTTTGTATCTGATCCTGGCACGTTATTTTTATAAAATTCTTTTGAGATCTTTTCTCTTGGAACCTTAACTTGATTTCTGTTATCAATTATGTCTCCACGTGCATTAACATCAACATTACTAACTGCTCTAGTTTTTTCATACTTAGAAGCAAGTGCGGCCATATCTAAAATTCGACCTTTTGCTGTCTTTACTCTTTTCATTTTAAAAACTCCTTGATATCAAGTTCATACTTTATGCTATCTATACAATGTACACCTAGTAAGTAAAGGCAATAACTAGCAACACTACTACCTCTGCCAACACCTAATACTATATTATTTGTGTTGCATACATCAACTAAATATTTTAAAAATTTCAACACAATAATCATTCCACGTTTTTCGTATTCTGTTATTTCAAAATGTACACGGTCTTTTTCTTGTGCTGTCTTACAACGATCTAATAGCCACCCGTTTATATTCATATCTTTATACTCGTCTGGCATATTCCACTTACGTAAACAATCTTCTACGAAAGTATCGCTATTGTCTTCATAGTTAGCATTGATTATTTCATCTAAATCAAATGCTTGACACCATTGGTTATATATGTTAATTGGTTTGGTGTCTTCAACTACCACATCTGTGATTGGTTTATTTGATAACCAATTAGAAACAATATCTTGTTCAGATACTATATACTGCTTGTTCTTATTCATTCGCATTCCATTATTATATATGTATTTATTCTATTGTCAATCTGTTTTTTGATCATCAGTTTCAATAGGTGGCTCCGTATCTAAAACTACTCCATCTTCTTTTTTATTTTTATCTTTATAATCTCTTACCGATAATACCTGTTGCTTATGATCTTTAATAAGCATAATAAACAGATTAAGTTGATCAATAATAGGACCACTCATTTGCGACTTACTAGCCGCTAATACTTTTTTAAGCATTGCTTTTTCAAACTCAATAGTTTCTTCTAAAGATAACTGTTCTAGATCTTTACCATTGTGTTGTATCATAAATCGCCATCTTTTCGATTCTCTGAATAGTGAACATCAAACTCACCACCTGGATATCGTGATTTAAGTTTTTCAACATTCTCTGCCATTACTTCGTTAGGGTCAAGGTTAAGAGCACGGCAAGAATTAACCCAATACCACATAATGTCCCCAAGTTCTCGTTTAGCATGAAATATAGTTTCATTGTCCAATGGTTTACCTTGGAATATACATTTTTTAACAATTTCAGCAAATTCGCCTCCTTCACTTGCTATGCCAATACTACCTGTTAGTAGTAGTGCCATGTTAACACCACTTTCTTTTTCTAAGTTATCCAAAGTATCTTGAAGTGCTGAAGTACTATTACTTGCTTCACTAGTTACTTCTTTAACAAATTCTTTATACTTATTTAGGTCAACTCGTTCTTTATTAATCATCTTTTTTCTTTCGTTTGTTGTAAAAGCCATTTCAAATACGCCTGCGTACTTTTTAATTCTTTTTGTGTTTCTTCCTGTAGCCAATTTATTATCCTTTTAATTGTGTAATTTGATCTTGATTGGCTTCAATTTTTTCCATATTAAAGTTTACACTTTCACCACATCCACATGAACTTTGTGAATTAGGATTAACTATCTCAAGTGTAGTACCAAAGGTGTCTCTTTTTAATTCTAGAGTAGTACCAATCAAGTACATAATACTAGTTCCATCAACAGCCATCTTTGCACCGTTATCCATTATTATAACATGATCAGATTTTTTGTCAAGTTCTGATTCTTCTTTTAGTGTCCAATCATAACTAAATCCTGCACACCCGCCTCCCTTTAATCCTAGGCAAGGAATTTTGCCATCATTAGCTTCACTTATATTTTTTAAATGTTCAGATGCGGTATCTGTTACTTTTATCATTTATCTATCTCCAATGCAGAACTTATATCTATGTTGCTTAATTCTGATTTGTTAAGATATTTTAAATTAACAATCGTAATAGCACCTTCAACTATTGCACCAGTCTGTTCTACTAACTTTTTTGTAGCAATCATGCTACCGCCAGTGGCAATTAAGTCATCTGCAATTAATACTCTACTAGTATGCCCTAGTATACCTTCTTGTAATGTTAGTGTATCAGTTCCATACTCTAACTCATAAGATTCTTCTAATAGCTTACCTGGGTATTTAGCACCTTTTTTACGAACCATTACAAATGGCAAACATAATTCATGAGCTATTGCTGACCCTAATACAAAGCCTCTACTTTCAATTCCTAAAATGTGTGTTGGTATTTGTTCAAAATCCATATTAGCCATTTCAGTAACCAATGGATGCCATAGATCACTAGCAAATAAACTATTTAAATCATAAAAGTTAACACCTTTTACAGGATAATCAGGAACTGTTCTAATATACTTTTTTAAATTTCTAATCATTTATTTTCTCTATTTTTCATCCACTCTTCATGAGCTTCGTTATCAACTTCTAAATTAACAATACGGTCTTCCAACATAAGTATTTTTCTATATAATGTTTTAATAAGTTCTCTGTCAGATATTCCGAATTGATCAGCTTCGTCTGTATTAACTTTTATCTTTTCCATCTTTTGGTTCGCTCTTCATAAATTCTTTTTTCATAGTAGGTCCTGGGTCTGGTGTTTCTACATGATAACCTCTTACCCAATGATACCATTGCATAGCTTTTTTCTTTGCTGATACATGAACAGGATCTTTTGCCCATTCAGCAACATCTTCTTTGCTACGCCAAGTAGTAACAGTGATTTCTATATCACCTATTTCTACATTTTCTAAACTAATAAAACCATCGTGTGCTTCACCTAAGTCACGTACACGGCTAACATAGTCTTTATATTCATCATTAAAGTCTTTTATCTTTGCAATAAAAAAAACTTTAACTGCCATCACTCTCGCCTTCTTCCAAGTCTAAGCCTGGATCAGGTTCTGAATAATCATACATACTCATTGGATCTGAAACATAATATGGATCACTATACATAGCATCATCTTCACTAGTAATAGCTTTTACTTCTTCTACAAAATGTGTTAATGTTTGCTCTACTCCATATGATAATGTTTGTGTACTACCAGCACACCCACTACAAGAGCCACTCATTTGTAAATGTAATGTTCCTGATTCCATATCAAAATCAATAACATTAACTTTACCACCATGTTGTGCTACGTTTGGATCAACATATTCTTTCATAACTTCTTCAATGTGTTTTAGTATTTCTTCTTTAGTTCTCATATACTTGCTCTACCTTTCGTACTTCCGGAATATAATGCTTCAGCATATTTTCAACACCCATCTTTAAAGTTGCTGATGAGCTAGGACAACCACTACAAGCACCATACATTTCTAATTTTACAATACCTTCGTGATATCCGTGAAATAGTATATCGCCGCCATCCATTGCGACAGCAGGTCTTACTCTTTCATCTAATAATTTTTTTATTGTTTTGATAACTTTACTTTCACCTGCATCACTATTAATTGTATCACAGGCTGGTTTAATTTTTTCTTTTACAAACGGTAACCCACTATTGGCTTCTATAAGAAATATGATTGGTTCTTTAATCTCTTCCCATTCTACAATATCTTCTTTACCAATAGTAATAAAGTCAGAACCAAAAAATACATCTTTAATACCTTTTATTCCAAATAAAGAATTAGCTATATCTGATTCTTCTTTAGGATTTTTATCTGAATCTTTTTTATAATGCAATGGTCCTTTATTACCTCTTACATCACGCAATGGCATGAACTTTAATGCATTTGGATTTGGTGTCGGTTCTGTTTGTATCATTTATTCATCGCCCTTTCCTGGTTCTTCTGATAATAGTTCTCTCTTATTTGGTTTACCGTCCCATTCTTCCCAATCAGGTGGTTTATCATGTGGACGAGCTACTGTTATGTTTGGCCACTTTTCAGCCATCTCAGTATTAACCTTTGTCCAATAATCTAGCTCTCCTGGATCTAATGCAATATCTGCAACAATAGCATCAGCTGGACATTCAGGTTCACATACTCCACAATCAATACATTCATCTGGATTGATCGCTAAAAAGTTATCTCCTTCATAAAAACAATCAACTGGACATACTTCTACGCAATCCATATGTTTACACTTGATGCAATTTTCTGTGACCAAGTAAGTCATTTCGTCCCCTTAATTTTTAAATGCCTAATATTAGTCTAGCATCTTCTGACATCTTGTCCGGACCAAATGGAGGATCAAATGTAACTTTTACATCACACGTTTCTACACCTTCTACTTTGGTGACTGCGTTATGAACATCTGCAATAATTTCATCTGCGGCTGGACAGAATGCACTAGTTAATGTCATTACTATATCAACGTGTGCTTCATTAATATTTATCTCATATATTAAACCTAAGTCATACACGTTTATACTCATCTCTGGGTCAAACACTTCTTTTAGGTTGTTAACTATTTTTTCTTTCATTATATCCTTTTAATAAGTATGCACTTATGTATGGTTGTGCATAGTCGTTAAAATGTCCACATGAACATTCCGTGTCTTGTGCAAGTTTTGCTTCTTTAATATAATTTCTAACAATCTGTTTAGGGTTTATACATAAGTCTAATAACTGTTGCTCATTTTCCCAATATACTTCTCTTTCATCTGTAAAAAATTTCTGAAATCTATTTGATTCAAAATTTAACCAGTAAAACTTTATACCATACCCTTTACATATTGTATATACATTTTTAAGAAACTGAAAATTTAAATAATCTAAATAATGAGAATTACTTACATATAATTTTGACAGCTCTACAAACTTTTTTATATCTTTATCTTCTAAATCTCTATCATGTATGTTTCCAAGATAATCTGCATTCATTCTTCTTCTAAACCGTGCTTCATCCTTTAAATCATTTAATGCAAATCTAACCCAAAGCTCTTCTGTACGTGGATATGTATCTGGCCAATTATGTTCTTGTGTATGCCTTCCTGTATCAAGCCAATGTGTTGTGTACTCGTTTCGACCATATTCAGAATTAGCTTTAGGTTTATACCCTATATAATCATATGGTAATCTAATAGCATCATAAGACAATCTTGGTTCAAGTATTAATGTATCAACTTCATCCATTGTGCCTCTACTAAATGCTTCTAGTATAGCATCTAACATAGTCTGATTATCAGAACCACCTATACCAAAATTATAAAATTCTTTGTTTAAGTGTTTAGCAAATAGCTCTGGCCAAGGTGTCTTTACAAATTTCTTTTGACCATTATTGTGCGAAATACCTTCTGCACAATCACCATACGTATGGCTGGTTCCAAAGAATGCTAGTTTATTCCGGTGAGACAACGTCTGATCCTAGTTGAGCCATTTGTTCTAGTCTAGTTTTAGGTTCGTTATTACTTGTACCTGGATCTCTAGCCGGTATATCTTTAGCTATCTTGCTGTCATCGTCAATCATTTTTTGCCAGGTATGCGGTGTATATATTGCACTATTAGCACCATGCTCTGAGCACTCAGCTGATTCACACCAACAACGATTGTCAGTTGCTTTTCTAATAAGTTTATCTGCAAAGTTCCAAGCATGATATGCAAATTTTTCTGCACCAACTCCATCAAACATTGCTATACTTGCTAAACCTAAATTATCTAAATGTTTAAATTCTTCTAAATGTGGATCACTTTTATCTAAACATAACTTATGATCAAAGTTATCTTCTAACCATTTTTTCAAAGGTTTTAGTCCACCAAAGTCTACTGCCCAGTTTTTGTTGTCCAGTTCACTACATCCAAATGTAAACTTAAATGCTAAACTGTAACCATGTAGTAAATGACAATGCGAATGATCTGCATTAGGTTGTCTAAATACTGCACTAAGACCTATATTGTGTCCATATGTTTTTGTACTAAAATACGCCATATTTTCTCCTTGTGTGTAGTTTATATATTATATTAGATATTACTCTATTTGTCAACTCTAAAGTACGAATGATCATGAAAACAATTTCCATACGAGTTGATTACTTTTTTTATTGCTTCTTGTTCACTATTTGCCATCACCATATCAATGTGTTTGGTTTTCCAATATACATGATATATTTTCATTAGTATCCACCTTCGTTCATTTTTACGTGTTCAAAGAATGGAGCTACTTTCCAATTTGGTGTAAGCCTTCCTCTACGTGTATTATTACGTAATGGTATGCTTTGTCCTTCTTCACCTTTCCAGTTGGCAATCTTAAACCATATTCCACTTTTATGCATAAATTTACCTTCTGCTTTAGGATCCATAGGAAACATAAAACTATCTACTTCTGGTGCATCGTTTTGATATATTGGTTTATTTCTCCAGCTATAGATATAGTCTTCTGATAGTTTAGTTTGTTCAGCAAACAGTTTAACCAAACCTGGTAATGTATAGTTACCATCGTCATTGTCAGTCATGCTACGACCTATGTCACCAACATTTTTAATACGACATACTGCGTTATCTATGCCATTATTATTAAATACGTACAACATACGTTCAATAGCAGAATCGTTTATACCTTTTACAATAATAGTTCCTGTGTCAATAATAAACTTATTATTTGATAAGTTTTTTAATGCTTGAACTTTCTTTGTAGCACATCTTAATTCATCAATAGCTTCGTACCAATCATCATTATCTGCTCCATTCATACTAATATAACAATGTCTAAGACCATGTTGTTTTAGAGTTTTTACATAACTATCTTTTGCAAGACGTAAACCATTTGTTAACAATGTACATCTGTTACCTGTTTTTCTAATACGTTGAATCATTTCAGGTAGATCTTTTCTCATAGTAGGTTCTGCACCTATTATTCTAATCATTGTACGTTTTGGAAACTTACTAATTGTTTCTAACATCTTTTCCATATTCATATCAGGAATATTTCTATTAGGAATGTAACAATTTTTACAAGTCATATTGCATCTATGAGTAACGTCAATAATTACATCTTGAAATGTATTATTTTCTGGTTCTTGTTCGTAGTATCCTTGTATCATTTTTTATATCTCTTTTTATATTCTTCTTCGCTGATATTTGGCATATCTAAACTAGTAAAAGGTTTCATTTTATATATTGCTAGGTTTTGCCAACAGGTTTGTGCTGAATTGATAACCTCATCATGTACATGACAAGTATTATAATAACCTGGCAGTATGCTAGGTTGAAATTCTTTTATGTTTCCAACAAAGTCAGTAAATGCTCTTCTGTTTTTTTGAATACTTACAAACACACCTCTATATCCAAGTTCTTCTGCACGTTTAACTTGATACGGCCACATATATTGACTTGCATATTTTCTTTGCATATTGAATCCACTTTTTACTTCTGGCCAATTAAAGTAATAGGTCCTATCCAATCCTCTTGCCACGTGTTTAGGCCAGCTATCAACTCTATATAGTCCGCTCATAGCTAATAAAGTTTGATCATCGTCTAAGAGTATTGTAAAACTGGAATACTCTTTAAGACGATTTTCAAAATCTTTATAATTATTTTTGTTATGATGAACATCATCCTCAATACGAAAAACAAAGTCTAATAGACTGTCTTGGTATTCAGGGTGTTTGATAACATCGATCAATGTGATCATTGTTTGCTCTGATTATACTGTTTCGTTACTTACTTCAGAAATGGTAATATCTTTAGCCGCAACGTCATCTGCCGCCGCATCTTTATGAGATTGCCAAGTTGCTTCATCAACGTAATGTAGTACAATTCTAACACCATCTTTAGCTTCATTAAGAGTTATTGAACTGTCGGTAATGTAATTAGTATTTTCAGTACCCATTGGGCCATGTTCAGCAGTAAACTCTTCTGAAGTATCGTAGGTATTACCGTTAGTAGTAACCACGTCTATAGTTCTTATAAAAGCCATTATAATTCTCCTTTAACGTACCTATCTGGTACATTTTGTATATACTACACTATTTATCATTTAATGTCAATCAATCATTGACAGATAAATAAGTATGTATATAATAAGAATATCATGATAGTAAAAGAAGATCCTGGAAAAAGAGATATTGAGTTTTTTGGTTATATCTGCCAAGATATGGGCTATATGAATAATGCTGATCTAGACGCAATGAAATATGATTGGGTTAAAAAGCACAACGGTGAATGGTGGGCAGTTTATCATAATGATATTATTGTTTCAATGGCGGGTTGCCACGAATTTCACGATGGACATAGAATGCTTTTTAGAGGAGTTCAAACTATGCCAGCTCAACACGGATTAAGTAAAAAACACATGACTAGTATTCCATGGAAATGGATATTACCAGAACAATTAAAATGGGCAGGTAGCTCAGACACAAAACCTGCATACATTACTACTAATGTAGAAAATGATGCAAGTGGAAAAATGAATAGAACAGATAGACTATTTCATTTATTAGCAAAACAAGGAGTAGTTGATTTTTTTACTGAAGAAGAAATTTATGGACAACGTCAATCAGTATGGAAACTCAATATAGAAAAATATTATGAAACAATGGTTTGATTGGAAACATTTAGGTATAGCAGATTCTTTGAACAAAAGAAAAAAGAAGAATCCTGTAATACATTATTTTATACATATGTACATAGCATTCAGAGAAGCAGGAAAACAATTATTCATGGCATTTGCTAGTATTATTCATGGAATATTTCCTCCATTGTTTAATTTTAAATTATTAGAAATGATCATTAATCAGGCAATAGGGCTTCATAAGTATTTGCCACAACATCCAGACTGGAAAAAATTAAAAGATGAACTTAATAAAAATTCTAAATGAAGGTACAACAATTTATACTAGTGGTACCACCGGGCCTAGTAAACCCATACATCAACCTGTTGAAAAAATTAAGTCAGCAAATAAAGTTGCTAGAGATGTACAGATGATTACAAAAGACAGCAAAGTTTATACTGTATGTAGTATGGACCATGCAGGTGGGTTGTTTGCACAAACATTACCTGCTATAGAAATAAAAGCACAGGTTCATATGGAATTGTTTAATCCATTTAGCTGGGTTAAAAAAATTAAAGATTTTAGTCATAGTCATTTAACACCAGATATGGCAAAAGCAATTACTAGAACTAAAAGTTGGAAAGATATAGATCTAACAGGAAAGATTATTGCGTGTGGCAGTGACAGAGTTCCTGCTAGTATAATTAATAGTTTTGTAAACAAAGGTTGTACGTTTATAGCAAATTGGGGTATGAGCGAAGTAGGACCTATAGCAATTAATAAAACATTCACTCCATCTAGTCCAGAAGCAAAAGATATTGAAATAGATGGACGTACCTGTACAATAATGGGTGATGAATTATTTGTAAATATAGATATATCAGAATGGACTGATGAATTATCTATAAAAGGAGATTTAAGTGTATACGAAGATTGGTTTGCTACCGGAGATGTAGTTAAACATAAGGAAGGACAGTATTGGTATTATGGCAGAAAAAGTTCGTAAAGAAAAAAATAAATGGTTATTTGTTAGTTTTGAACAAGGTGCTAGTGGTCATAAACTAGCTAGAGTTCTAGCAACAATGCCTTGTATGTATTGGTATAGTTCTAAAGAAAACGGTATTAATCCTTGGAACGTTGGTATTGTAGATGATCATATTAGACAACGTAAATTAAGTAGATTTCATTTTGATAGAATTACACCTAAAGGAAAACTTCCACCAACACATGATTATATAGAAAAATATATACCAAACGAAAAACAATACTATAAACTATTTGATGAATTGTTTGTAGAAAATGGTGGACAAGATATATTTGATGACGATAAAAGAGTAATATATTGTACTCACAGTATGCCTAGTAAAATATTAGAACATTTTCCTAATGCATTAATTATTAATATTATTCATGATGCTAAACAAACAACAAAAAGATGGATGGAAATAGTAAAAGAGTTTCCAGCATATGTAAGACACAAAGGAATAGTTCCAGAAGATAATAGATACTTAACATATCTTGAGATATTAAAAGGTAAAAAAGAAGATTTAACACTAGCAGATGTATGGGCTTTTGAAAGAAAGAAAAAGTTTTGGCATGAAAAATATGAGCCAATGCTTACCAAAGAAATATATGCTAAGATGTTTTCAAATAGTGTATTTAGACAAACAGTTAATCACGAACAAGTTCTAAACACTACATTAGATATAGATTATAAGAAAATTAAAAGGTGGTTAGATGAGAGACTTCAGTAATGTAATTTGGGTAACTGGTGCTCCTGGTAGTAAATGGAGTGCAGTAAGTTGGGTGTTAAGTGAAATACCAGAACTTAATATAGACATTGGCGACAGAACTCCAGAAAGACTACTACAACACGATACTAGATGGGGTAATGTACGTCATACTGGTGTTTACTTTGGACCAGGAAATGAACTAGGAAAAAACTTTCATAACATTAACACAATGTCTAAAGAAGAGATATTTAATGAAATAACTCAAGCATGGCCTGAATGGAATATGGATAAAAACTATATTGTTCGTTGTCATCAATTTATCTATAATATAGATTGGATGATTGAAATGTTTCCTGAAAGTAAATTTTGTATTGTTACAAGACCACCAAATGCTTGTTATGATGGTTGGTCTAGTGTAGGTGGACCTGATACACCTTATCCACACTATAAAGAATTTTATAAAAACAACGAGTATGGAAAAGAGAAATTAAAAGAAGAAGTACTACTAGCTAGAAAAGCTATATACGAATATGGACTTGATACTTATATTGCAAGTCTAGGGCATTTCAAAAATAAATGGAATGTAAATCCTACACCAGACACACCACTAGATAATCACATAAAACATTTAGAAGGATATAGATGGGATAGTAAAGATCCACTTATGGGATTAAAACATGATGTTACTATTTCGTATTTAAACTTCTAGTAACGTTACTTACTTTACCTTTATTATCAAACTCAAAAACAGTATTGCCTAATTGTATATGGTCGTGTTGTAAATCTTCCCAACCATCAATAGAATAACTTCTCCACATCTTTTTGTGATGTGCAAAGTCAGGACCTTCACTAAATCTCATAAATTTCCAAGGATTGTCTGTTTTTGTATGAGTCCAATCCCATTCCCTATCTCTACGTTTGGTCCATATTTGTTCTTGTTTATTTTTTGGAAAAGCTTCATATACTTCAAAGTGCCATTTTAATTGATCAGGCTTTAGCATTATTTCTCTGTCAAATTGTCTTTTATTTTCTATTTCAAAACAATCTCCTGGTGGAATAAATTCTGGTTCGTTAAAATGAGTATAGATACATTTTAGTTGATTATAACCACATAGCCAAAGTGCCTGTAGTCTTCCACTACCTGGATGTACCCTATATCTATTATGCCAAGGCTCGTGTATTATTTGTGGATAATATAATAGTTCATTAAACTGTACAAGTTCAGTTAAGAAGAATAGTTTACTAGCATCTTCGCAGATATCTCTATAACCCATTTCATTATCAAATGTATCTGATTCAGCAAATTCCATTACTGCTTCAAATGGAATATCTTTAAACTGCTCTAATAGTTTTACTATATCGCTACCAGGATCATGTAGTATATCCCAATTAACATATGAAGAAGCTACATAGCCTCCCATACTTTTATGTTCATCTAACCATTTAGTAAAAGGATCTATTCGCATAAATGAACAGCCATATTAGTATGCCAGTCTGCACCAGGATGATCGTTATCTCTGGCTAGTGGGTATTCGTTTTTTGGCATATCAAATATTGATGCTTCATTTAATACAATATTATATATTGAACAGTAATGATTTAATAGTAATCTATTCTTTGCAAGATTGTATTGATCAGCTTTAATATTACTTAATTCTAAATAACTACTACGCCAAGTTTTATTTTTAAATTCTTCGTCTAACGTTTGTGTTGACATATTTCTATACTTCTCTAATCCACCTTGTTCATTTATATGTTCTCTTCTATGTGCAAATGTCCATAGTACATATATCTCTGATGGTTTAAAAGTTTCGCAATAGCTTATAGCAAGTCTAGTAATCATATCGTTACTAGCACCATTTTGTCCACAATTAGCTACACCTATTAACTTTGGCCAAGGATTATTAACTCCATAACCAAATGTATAACTACAGCCAAACGCCGCAGGCATATTGTTACCTGGTTCTAAATTATCTCTATAACGATATCTATTGATATGATATTCAACATCAGTTTCATTTCCACCTAGTTTCTTTTCGCCGTCATCTAACCAATTACGACCACCAGGTTCATCATGTCCTAATGTAAACTTACTAAACCACTCAGATTTAGTATATCTCATCTCTTTAAAATTACTATGATTTTTAAGCTTCATTCAGATAAGTTTTTCTATACCAGTCTGCAAACTTTGGGTTTTCTTTCATTACTTGAATTACTCTAGCAATAGGAACTTGATCGCTTCTTATAACATCAGCCCAATTCTGGTAGTCTTCTTTTTTAATCACTATTTTCCTCCTAGGAATCTAGTTACAGATCTAATAGGATTTTTTAATCCTTCATATGTTTTATCGATAAAATCAATATGATTCTCAATCATGTCTGTAAGTTTATCAATTTTTTCTTCTAATACATCAACTCTTTTTTCAAGTTTAAAATAATATTCTGCTTGTAGTTCTTCGTGGTCTGATACTTTTTTAATTTTTTTAATTTTTTTCATTTACCGCTCCACCACATCCAAGCTAAGAACCCAATGGAAAATAAAAACATATATCCAATGAGTTCTAAATCACTTATAAAAAATGCATCTTCTATCATTTAGTTATTTCCTTTCCTTTCTCCAAACAAACTACAACAACGTTTTGCGGTTCGTGTATAGCAGGACCTTCTTTTCCTACAGTAACCATTGCATCAGTACATTCTGCAACGGTATCAAAATTAGCAACCGTATGAGCTTTGATATCTCCTGTTGAAGTTGCTAACACTAATACTAATAACCATTCAGCCATTTTAGTTCCACCTATAAAATATGTGTGTTCCTACACTAGTGATCTTTGCCATTCCTCTATCATGTCTCCAAGCTGGTTTAACATAATTAGTATGGTAGTGTGTACTACCTTCTGTAATATCAACTAGGAATGTTGAATCACCTAACCTATTAGTACTTATGTCTAAAACAAGGAAGGCAATATCTGTAGCCAGATATACTGCTTCTTCATTATACATTACATCAGCTTTACCATCACAGTACCAACTAAACTGACATCTGTTTTTAATAGGCCAATAGTTACGTTCGCTATCTGCAACGTCTTTACCACGTGTTTTCCAAGACTCTCTGGTAGGACCTTGATGTACAACACCACAAACTGTATCAGGATATCTATCATCAGCAACACGATTCATAACTACCATTGTTACTGCATACATACCTGCATAGCCGTCACTACGTGCTTCAAAGTACATATTCTCTACCAAACAAGCAACATCATCTTTTGAATAGTTACCTAGTTCTGTATCCATTAAATGTTTGTGTTGTTCAATGTCCACTACTTCGTAATCAGGCAATACACCTGTTGTATCAGCTTTAACTTCAGTAGGTGGATAGTTTAATGCAAAGAAGGCAATTCCTAAAATGCATATACCAGTAAAAAAATTACTAATAGTTTTCATAATAAAGTTCATTATGTTTAGGCCTCCTGTAGCCAGTCTTCTAATTGTGATTCAAGTTCACCTGAAACATCAGTATCAAAACCAACTAGGTCCCAAGAAACCTCCTGCTCTTTAGCAAATTTAATAATGCTGTCTATACTTTCACCAGCATCTTTTTTTGCTTTTAAATTATCTAAAGCCTTTTCAGCTTCGTCCCAATAATAGTTTTTAGTTTTTGACATTAAGCAACCTCCTCAATTTTGCCTTTGATTAATGAATTTGAAATTCTAGTTTTAATATCAAACTCGCCTTTAATTACAGTAGTAGTAGGATTAATTTTAACAATTTCACCCTGCTTAATATTACCTCTATATTCCCATTCAATCATGTCGCCAATTTTAAGACCTCTTTTATTTTGAGATCCAATATATCTTGAATGAAGTTTCCAAGCATCAGCAAGTTCGCTCATGTCTGAAGTGCTATTGATTTTTCTTAGTGCATCAATTGCATTTTTAAGTTCTGGTGTCATATTATTTTTCCTCCTGTTTAAAATTAAATGAAGTTTGATCAAAGTCAACTGTTGAAGATTTAGCTTCAAACTTATCTGCTAAATCATTCCAATCTGCATAATACTCAGTGTCATCTTTATATAACTTTGGAACACCGCTCATATAACAATCTGAATCAACAAAGTTCCAATTAACAGAACCATCTTCGTTTTTGTTGTCAGAATCATTAACTGCTTTATTAAATTCCATTTGTAATAAACTGTGTATCATTTATATATTCTCCTTTTTGTTAACTTATACTACTATAATATAGTAAGACTTCTTACTTGTCAACCATAATCTTTGAAATCACCGTCTTTTTCATTGTCGCTAAACCCTTGATAATACTGGGTTTTTTCTTCTTCAGTCATATTTTTTTCATCAATTTGTACTTGACCTAGCCTATAATGGGGTCTTTTACTACGTCTATAGTAACTATCTGCACGACCTCTGTCATATGGACTACCATGTCCACGATCTAAAGGACCTACTCCTAGTTCTTTTAAAATATCAATACCTAGCTTATCTGTCATCTACAATACTTCCATACATATAACATAATCAAATAAAGTGGATAAATTAAAGGAATGCTTAAACAACGTTTTCCTTTAACTACATACATACTCCAAATCCACGATTTCTCTATATGTGCAAATCCTACAATACCCAATGTCGTATATCCTTTTATCATTCAACCCTTAATTCTACTCTACGTAAATCATTAGTTGGATTACATACAGGTATCTTACTATATGTTTTGTAATACTCAATTAGTAATTCCATTTCATGTTTTTTAACTAGACTACTATGCATAGGCAAATATGCTTGATAACATTTATCAATTAATGATTTATCAAAGTTATTCTTAAATGCAGTACCACAACCGTATGGAGAAAGTCTATCATTGCGAACCGTACCTTTAAAATCAGTTCTACGACCCAACATACAATTTCTAGTAGTTGCTCTGCTTTCGCCTATATATATTACATTAGTATCTAAAAAACTTGCAGAGCCATCTGGTGGTCCTTGTTCAAACAAACCATAAACATAACAACCTGCATCTTTTTTATCAAAACCCCAATCAGCATTCCATGATTCATCAATATGGTGCCATTTTGTAAATGTTAAATCCCACGGATTTTCAATATCAATTTCTTGTGTACTAAAAAATTCAGGACCACTTGTACTAAAAACTTTTTTAAATGTGTAGCACAAATCGTCTAGTTTATCTTCGTGTTGCGAAAAGATTTGTTCAAGTACATCTTGTTTAATTCCATGACCACCGCTACCGTTGGCCAAATTTTGTGCAAGTATTTTTGATTTCATTTTATTGAACCTTGTATGATTTTGATGTAGCAAATCCATAAAAAGGTTTTTGTTGACCTCCTGGTAATGCTATACCTGAATATCTATAATGTGGATTAGCTTTTACAAACTCCCATATACGATCTTCTTCTGCAAATCTAATTTGATTATTAGCTTTGTCAATACAAGTAGCAATATTACCCCAAGCATTAACTTCTTGCAATCCTTTGTAGTTGTATTTTGCTAAACAATTTTCGTGTATTTCATTTGCTGAAACACTAAATGGTCTAAATATCATACA